GCGAAGTTGCCCTTGCAGATACTTCAAATTAAGCACAAAGTTGATGGGCAATTTTGCAAATACCTTGTTACCTGCTGGTGCGGTTTATTTAGCAGGATTTTGATTTGAAAACGAAAAGAAAATTTAAAAAGTTTTAGAGTATGAAATATATGGGAAGTAAAAATCGGATAGCAAATGAAATACTACCAATAATGTTAAAAGAACGAGGGCAAAGAACTTGGGTTGAACCTTTTGTTGGCGGTGGAAATATGATTGATAAGGTGGAAGGCAAAAGAATAGGTGCAGACATTAACCACTATTTAATTGATGCTTTAATTGCCATTAGAGATTGTGTGTCGGACTTGCCAAAAAACAACAAAGAATTTACTGAAGAAGATTATAAGTCTTTAAGAAAAAGTGATGATTATAAATACAAAGGTTATGCAGGATTTGCGTTTTCTTATAGTGGTAAGTGGCTTGGCGGATGGCGTAGAGATGGTAAAAACAAACGTGATTATGTAAACGAAGCATATAAAAACGCAGTAAATCAAAGCCCACTATTGCAAGGTGTGAGATTAGTAAATGAAAGTTATTTGGATTTACAAGTGCCTGATAACAGCTTGATTTATTGCGACCCACCTTATGAGGGAACAACCAAATATAAAGACGACTTTAATCACGTTGTTTTTTGGCAATGGTGCAGAGATATGGCAAGTAAAGGACATATCATATTTGTATCTGAATATAATGCACCTAATGATTTTGAGTGCGTTTGGCAAAAGGAAATAGTAAGTTCTTTGACCCAAGATACAGGTAGTAAGAAAGCGGTGGAAAAACTTTTTAAATTTTCTCCCACAAATGTTCAATAGTAGCAGTATCGTAGCACTTGCAGGTAACGACCGACAATTTGAGCCGTTTTCAATGGCTTCAAATTGTATGTTATGCTTAGTTTTTTGAACGATTTGTCGAACTAAGAAAATTTTTACGGAATAGACATTAAAACCAATAATATGACAACAATAGAAAAAGCAAAACAACTGACTAACGAAGGTCATAAAATTTTCGTAATCGAAGCTAACGCAATTTGGTATCACGACAAATTTGATGGTAAATTGAGGTGTATTTATCTCTCAAAAAATTGAGCATAACGTTTTCGGGCTTGGCGAAGTGCCGCTACTCGAAACTTAAAATTTAGCACTAACTGTCCTGCGGCATTTTGCCAAACCCGTGTTATGGGATAGTTTTAAAAACCTTTTAGGGTGGGCATTAAAAAACGATAAATAAAATGAGAATAATAGCATTAGGAGATACACATGGCAGAACTGATTGGAAACAAATTACTGCCAATGAAAAATTTGACAAGGTTGTTTTTATAGGCGACTATTTTGATACACATGAAGATATTTCGCCTGAACAACAAAAGGAAAACTTCAAGGATATTGTCGCTTATAAAAAAGCGAATATGGATAAGGTTGTGTTACTATTTGGCAACCACGATTTCCATTATTTAAGAAGCGTAAATGAAACTTATAGCGGTTATCAGCAATGGCAAAAAACAGATATACAGGAATTGTTGCATCCTGCTATTGATGCAGAATTATTACAGATGTGTTTTGTTTGGCAGAATATGCTTTTTTGCCACGCTGGGGTAACGCAAACTTGGTGCGACAACAACCTTGTGCAAAAACAATTTATTGAGCAATCAATTAACGACCTTTTTAAATTTAAACCAAATTCGTTCAGATTTACAAGTGGCAGAAATCACAGCCCTTACGGAGATGATGTTGAGCAATCACCAATTTGGGTAAGACCAAACAGTTTGTTAAGGGATAGAATTGAAGGATTTGTTCAAGTAGTTGGACATACTACTCAAAACAAATTAGTGATTACCGATGATGTGATTTTGATTGATACGCTTGGAACATCTGGGGAGTATTTAATTTGGGATAACTTTCAACTGAGCGTGGGGGAAGGTTTTTAAAATTTCCCATAACTACTGTATACCCGCCATACCTCAAATTCAATAAGATATGAATACAGATGTAACCAACTTTGAACATTCGAATGTAGATCTCTTCAAAAAGACGTACAATGAGATCCTCAAGACTTGCATTGAAACAAGGAAGGAAGCAGGGTTCACTCAGGAGTTCATGGCTGACTGGCTGAATACAACAAGACGATCAATCATAGACTTGGAGTCCGGAAAGATAAAAGTAGGACTTCTTCTGAACTACGCTGATAAATTGAGCATACGAGTAAAGGTGAAATTTGAAATATATTAACATAAACAAAACAACATGAACGAATCGAATAAAATGAGTGCGGAGGAAAAAACCGAATTTGATAGAAAACAATTTAAGAAGTTAACACTTCCAGTTCTTTACAAACTCGGAGAGGGAGTGTCTGCTGTAAAATTTATAACACCGAGTGGTACGGACTATACAGAGTATGTTGCCGACCAGCTTTATAATTCCATTGAAAGCTTTTTAATCTCCCTCCAAAAGCAGATTGAGGAGAGGGATGAAGTTATTAAACATTACGAAAAAACCATTTTAAATCAAAGCGAAACACATTCTTCTTTATGGAAAGATTTCGACTCCTTAAAAGAAGTTATTTCACAAAAAAATAAAGAGATCGAGGATCTGAAATTTCATAAATCAGTGTATATGGCAAATAACTTTGTCCATGATTATATTGTGAATTGTGAAAAATCACAGAAAAAAATAGAAGAGCTTGATAATGAAATGGCATCGTTAAAATCCCAACTCTCACAGAAGGATGAGATGCTTGAGAGGATGGCTGATTGGCTGAGTAGGTACAAGGTGATAATGCCTGAAAGCCAAGAGGAGCAAGTAGACAAACTTTTAACCCAATACAAAAACAGTAAGAAATGATAAAAATTCAGGACGGAAAGGGCAATTTTTTGCGAGAAGAATCTATATTGGCAACAATAAAGCAATTCCTGTGTATTCATAAATGGATGCCAGTTGGATTTACTTACGAGTGTCCTAAATGTATGTCAGTAAAAAAACAGTAAGAAATGACCTTAAAGGATGTAGTATTTTTGATTGCCGGTGTGGCAATTCTTCTTATAGCCCTGCGGGCGATCATGTCGTCCAACGATCAACAGGCGGAAGACCTAGGCCCACGCCCCGGCCCACCACCAGATAACGAAATAAAAGACAAGAAATGAAAGTAGCAAGGATAAAGGCCGGTATCTCCATCTCCGGGGACCTGGTAAATTTTGATGCACGCGCCCTCAAGCCCTCCGCCCAAAGGGTGCTCTATGCCGGTAAGATCGGGCCATACGACATTACCAATGATCACGTAATGAGCGAGTACAGGAAGGCCCTAAAGAAAAAGCAAGACATGGGATACCACATCGTATTCCTACACAACAATGCACGTAAGCTAGTACTCATAAGATGATAAAAGATCCAGTGACAATAACCGTCATGAACTCCTACAGCCTCAAGGACTGGTCCCGCGCCGTGGCCCTCTCCTGCATAAAGGATAACCCCGACTCCACCATGACGGAGATCTCCCAAAGGCTGGGAATAAACCCAAGAACACTACGGTCATTAACGAAAAAAAAGAATGAACGCAACAATAGAAAGTAAGCTGTCCTCAATAATGGACAACATCTCCAAAATAAAGGAAATCAACTCCGTAGAGTTCTTCCGCCTGGAAGCCGCCCTGGAAAAATGGAACAAAGAAAACCCATCCCCACAGTACGATAAGGCCACGGAAATAATTAGCGCGCTGAAAGCAAAAAATTGCTAACTTTAGGGCGTGGTAGAGAATCCATATTGGTTCCCGCAAGGGGGGTCCGGGGGATCCGGAAGCGTAACGTCAGCGAACTTCGTTTCACTGCAGGCAAAGGTAGACGCCGTAAGCAACGCCGTCTCCATCGTGTCCGCCGCAACTGCCTCCGTAGACGCTAGGATAGATTCCGTTTCCAACGCCGTATCCACGGAAGTCGCAAGTCGCACGAGCGCCGATAATGCCCTTAGCGCAGCGATCGCCGCCCTGAGCAACTCCCTCTCTTTAGTACACGATGGACTAATACTCAACGAAGTGTCCGCGGACACCTCAGCAGCACCAACGAGTGCCGTAAAAATATACGCCACCGACGAAAATGGAATATCACGGACATTCATCGTCGATGCAGACGGAAGACGAATACAAATATCCAGAGATCAAACGCTCGTAGTCCGAAACGGAAACGCAGGCAACATCGTGGCTGGACAAGCCGTATACCTGGCAAGCGCAACAGGTGGATTCATAAAGGTAGACCTCGCCAAGGCAGACTCCCTTTCCGCCATGGCCGCCATCGGCATAGTGCGCGATGCCGTGATCTCCGCAAATGCCTTCGGTGTTATAATAACAGAAGGTGTACTCAGCATCAATACCGCAACATACACGGATGGCGATAAACTATACGTGGATACCTCCTCAGCAGGGGGGCTCACAAACGTAAAGCCCACATACCCAAACTACCCACAGCAAGTAGGAACGGTAATGAACGCCGGAGTAAACGGAGGCCTGTTCGTACACATAGAGGAGGTCGATATCCTAGACAACATCTCCGCCCTAAGCAACTCTATAAGCGTACTCAACCAACAAGTGTCAGCGCTGTCAGCAAGGGTGGACGCCAACTCCGCGCAAATGGCATCGGCCAACGACGCTATAAGCAACGCCGTGTCGATCGTTTCCGTTGCCGCCGCCAATGCTCTATCAAATGTCAACGCCGTAAGCCAGGCTCTATCCGTGGAAACAGCAAGTAGGGTCTCAGCAGTCAATATAGTAAGTAATGCGGTTTCTATTGTCAGTGTAGCAGCTGCCAATGCCCTCTCCGTAGCGAACGCAGCATCGAACGCCGTGAGCGTGGAAACAGCTAACCGGATAAGTGCCGTAAATGTAGTTTCTAATTCACTGAGCGTAGAAATAGCCAACAGGATAAGTGCCGTTAACGCTGTGTCAAACGCCGTTTCCATTGTTTCTGTAGTGGCAGCTAATGCCACTAGCATTGCTAATGCCGCTAGCAATGCAGCGTCTATTGTAAGTGCGGCAGTCGTTTCTGTAAGCGCTGCCCTTGAAAGTCATATTAACACGGTTTCAAATGCCGTATCGCTAGTGTCTGTCGTCGCTGCAAACGCCCTTTCGGTGGCTAACGCGGCTTCTAACGCAGCATCGGTAGTAAGTGCCGCCCAGGCTGCCACAAGCGCCGCCGTAACGTCAGTGAACAATAGGATATCAGCGGTAAGCACAGACCTTACGTCTTTTAAAGCCTCCCTAGACAATTTCGGAGATGTCTCCGCTACCGGAGCAACAAGCGGACAGGTACTTACCTTTATCAGTGGGCAGTGGACAGCCCAAACACCAACCGCCGGGTCTGGATCGGTAACTTCAGCGGAACTAAGCGCCGCCGTGGCCGCACTCTCCAACTCTATAAGCGTAGTGAGTGCCGCCACCGCACTTAAAAATCCAATCGTCACCGTTCAGGAAGAAGGCTCTAATGTCGCAAGTAGCCCAACAATCATTAACTTCAGGGGTCCCGGAGTAAGCGTAAAAACAAGCGCCGGCGTAGTGATCGTAAGCGTAGCAACGGGCGGAGGCGGCGGATCCGTTACCTCGGCCAACTTCGCCTCCCTACAAAGTGTAGTGCAGGCAAATAGCGCGCAGATGACATCCGCAGACAATGCGATAAGTAATGCCGTCTCCATCGTCAGCGTCGCCCAGGCCGCCACATCCGCGGCAGTGACAAGCGTAAATAACAGGGTGTCCGCAATAAGCACAGACGTTACATCTATTCATGACACCCTTAGCGATGTTGTATCTGACCTAGCCGTTTTGTCTGTAAATGTTTCCGCGTTATCCACGCGCTTATCAGCATTATCATCTCAGGTAAATACAAATTCGGCGCAGATGACCTCCGCAGACAACGCAATAAGCAACGCCGTGAGCGTTCTGTCAGTGGTCGTTTCAAATGAGATCTCCGCCAGGACTGCCGCGAGCGCCGCGCTAGAATCTCACATCAATACCGTATCAAACGCCGTGAGCGTGCTCAGTGCCGCCTTTAGCAATCAGCTGTCTATAATATCTGTTGCCATTGACGGTTTAAGCAACAGGGTATCCGTTCTCTCCGTTAACGTTGACACGTTAAGCAATAACGTTTCCGCACTAAGCGCGGCCATTGTCGTTCTGTCAAACCAAGTGTCTGCCGCTGGAGGTTTTCAACAGAAAGTGGTTCAGGGAACTCAGTCTATATCAACTTCGGCACTCACTCAGATAAGCGGACTTAGCGTGTCTGTAGCTGCTAATGGAGCATACAAGATAGAGGCATACTTGATTTACAACGTATCTGCTATATCAGCTTCCGGATATAACCTTGCCCTCGTTGCTTCCGGATTAACTCAACAAACGGCGAATGGAAATTGGCAATTTACCTCAGCGCAACCTGTATCAACGGGCGGAACAGCCATTGCCCTAGTAAATCAACCATTCAACGGACTTAGTGGCGCTGCCATTTCCGTAACTTCTGCCGGAACAGCTCAACTAACATTTTCAAAGCTAGAAGCCATAGTGGTCGCAAGTACAACGGGTGGAACGCTCGTTATACAAGGAAAGACAACGGTTGCATCAAACTCCCTCTACATATACAAGGGATCCTACATTAAAGCCTTCAAAATAATTTAATTTGCTTGTTTAAAGTTTAGTGCCTATATTTGTCATCAAATGGCAAAAGTAGGCAAAAAAGATCTTCGCATCGTAGACCCTCCTGACGACGTTTGGAATTACGTTATTGCTAGATCTAAGAAGAGTCTTAGATCTCTACCAAATGAATTAATAATCATAATCAGAGAACATCAAGAGCAAGAATGGAAGAAAAAGAAAAGAAGCACCTGAACATTGAAGAGAACATGAAGATCTCTTACTGCATCCCGGTAGAGCTCCGCGATGAGCAGATAAAAATAAACATCGGTAAAGTAAAGGAGCGACTATCTCCATCTACTGAACTGATAAAGGAGCCAATCGCATTAGTTAGCTTTGGCCCTTCTTTAAACGATACGTGGAGGGAGCTCAAGAAGTTCAATCACATCATCACCTGCTCTGGAGCGCACAAGTTCCTTCTTGACAAAGGCCTCTCCCCAAATAATTTCAAGCACTGGTATCACGCCGACCTAGATCCAAGGGAGTATAAAATAAAGATACTCGGAGAGCCAAGGCACGGCATCGAGTACCTTATCGCCTCAACAATTCACCCGAAGTATTTAGATGCCCTAAAAGGCTACGACGTTAAGCTGTGGCATATATTTGCTACCGACGATGAGGCAGAGAGGGTTCTTCCCAGAGGAGAGTGGAAGTTTACCGGTGGATCATCCGTTGGATTGAGAACGTTTACACTGGCAAGGGCACTAGGATATACCGACTTCCACGTGTTTGGAATGGATGGTAGCATGAGGCCAAATGAGACTCATACCACAGAGCACCCAAATCCACCACCTCAATCTGCGGAGACAGAGTATAAGGGGAAGAAATATATCACTACGCCATCAATGCTCCACGTAGCCAAGGAAACCTTTAAGGAAATGGATCAGCTCCCTGACTGTAAGTTTAAGTTCTACGGAGAAGGACTCGTTCAGGATATGGCAAAGGACTACGTTCCAAATGTAAAAAGAGGCTCTAGTCTTGCTTTTGTGTCCGAGGAAACGATTTCTAAGGAGTATATTGAACTCAATAGGAAGTTACACGAGGACAACCCCTCCTACGGAATGGGAGGTAGCAAGTACGTGAATACGGTTCTTGAGCTCTCTAAAGCAAATAAGACTACTAGCATCCTTGATTATGGATGCGGAAAGGGAATGCTCGCAAAAGGACTTCCTTTCCCTATATGGGAGTATGATCCCGCCGTTCTGGGTAAAACAACGGTTCCCAAACCAGCAGATATAGTTGTGTGTACGGATGTTCTTGAGCATATAGAACAGGACAAACTGATGATCGTGCTTCAGGATTTGAAGAGGTGTGTGAAGCAGGTTGGATACTTTGTGATAAGCACAAGGAAGGCCGTGAAGACCTATGCCAATGGCGAAAATGCTCACCTCATTGTTCAGGGCAAAGATTGGTGGGAAAAGAAACTCAAGAAGTATTTTGAAGTTGGAACAGTAATTGAAAAAGAAAAGGAATGTGAGCTTCACGTTATTGTTGGCCCAAAGAAAGAGGTTCAGCCGGAGATAACCACTATTGAAAAAGGTGGACTGAAGTTTAAGTTCTACACTCCAAATGATACTACAAGGTGGAGGGCAAACACGCTGTTCATAAAAGAGCCGACAACGATAGATTGGCTAGACTCAATAAAGCATGGGGAGGTGTTGTATGATGTTGGCGCTAACGTTGGATCTTATACCGTGTATGCCGGGGTGCGAGGGGTAAAGGTATACGCATTTGAACCGGAGGCAGAGAACTATGCCATGCTCGTGAGAAACATGAGGTTAAATGGGCTAGATCCTACAGCCTACTGCGTTGCGTGTTCTGATAAGCAGAGAACCGTTAGCCTGTCTGATTATAAGTTTGAATTTGGAATGCTCAATTTAAGTATGCCGGGCGCTGGAGGATCGTGTCATAGCTTTAATGAAAAGGAAAGCAACATTAAACAGGGATGCTTTTCGACTTGCATAGACAACATTGCGGGGAAACTGTTTTGTCTTCCAAAGCCCGATCACATTAAAATTGACGTGGATGGAATAGAGCATTGCGTAGTGTTTGGAGCTGCGAACACCCTGAAAGATGTGAAGTCGATCATTGTGGAGATTGATCCAAATTCAGAAAATCATAAGAAGATGATTTTAGAACTAGAAAGACTTGGGTTTTACTATGACCAAGCTCAAGTTGATAGGGCAACAAGAAAAGAAGGGAATTTCAAAGGATATGCAGAATATGTATTCAGAAAAAATGTCTTAAAGACGTCGGCTCATGTTTATCCGTTTTTTGTTTTAGATAATGTGTTTACAGAAAACTACGATAAGATAGTTGAAGTTTCACGAAATTTAAAGTATCAATCCCTTGAAGAGGCAAGGGGCACAAAGGGATATCCAGAGAGATATGTAGCCGGCGTTGATGAAAAATCTTTTTTACTGATAAAAAACGGCATCAATCAGCTAAAAAAAGAAATCTGTGAAGAGTTCAATCTTAACGCTGAAGACTATGATACAGACCTTCTGTTCATAAACGATAAGCCAGGATACAAGATAGGAGTCCACAGAGACAGGCTAGACAAAGTAGTAACGGCTTTGATATACCTTCCTGAAAACACAAACAATAGTCATGCCGGGACGTCCATCTATAAACCAAAGAAAGAAGGATTTTCTTGCCCTGTCGGTAAACACTATGGATTTGATGATTTTGATAAGGTTGAAACTATTGGGTACGTGCCAAACAGGGCGTTTGTATTCCTCAACACAGATCACTCCTTCCATGGCGTAGAGCCTTGTGATGTGGAAAGACATGTTTTGCTAATGAATTTAAACAAGAAAAAATGAATACGGTATACATAGGGTACGATTACCGGGAGGCTTTAGCGTACAACGTAGCTGAGCACTCCATTAAAAGCAGATCTGTTGGTGTCAGAGTGCAAATGTTGAGGCTTCAGGATTTAAGGTCACTGATATACAGGAAAGTAGAGATGCGCGGAAATCAGATGTGGTGTCCTATAAGTGAGGCTCCCGTTGGAACAGAGTTTACGTTCAGCAGGTTCTTGATACCAAAGATGGATTCCGGGTGGTCGATATTCATGGACTGCGATATCGTGTGCGTATCAGATATAAGGGAGCTGTTTGAGTTCATAAACGCTCCGGAAAACCAAAAGTATGCCGCCATGTGCGTAAAACACAATTATGTTCCAAAGGAAAAGATACACATGGTAGATCAGATACAGACTGTTTATGACAGGAAAAACTGGGCATCCGTAATTGCTTTTAATTGCGATCACGAGGCGCACAGAAGGCTTTCCTTTGAGGACATAAACACGTGGCCCGGAAGGGACCTGCACGCTCTTAAATGGATGAAGGACGAGGAAATAGGAGAGCTGCCCGCTGAGTGGAACCACCTTGTTGACGTGAACGACCCTAATCCAGGCGCCAAGATACTACATTATACCCTCGGTGGGCCATGGATACCGGGGTGGCAGCCAAAAGAAAGCGATAACGCATGGATTGAAGAATACAATAAATTTATATCTTTGTAGTCATGTCTTCAAGTCCCGGAGCTACATTCAGAGATTTCTATGCGCATAGCGCACCGTGGCCTATCCCCGACTGGTTTACTCCAAACGGGGTGGGTCCCCGCCCCGCGGACATAACGCCCCCAGATGAGTACTTCGTATATGATCCGGATAATGCCGCAACGGCTCAGTACGGACTGTACAAATTTTACGATCGTGATACCAACTACTGGGATGATGACGAGGCGGCCATCGAGACCGGTGAGGCCGTGCCACACGCCTTTAAGAATGAGGTGAGTGAGTACTGGGCGGCATACGACTACCGCGTGGCGGAAATAAACGTATGGCAGCGTGACTACGACAAGGAAAGATACTTTCAGTGGCGCTGGTACTACGCCGATGAGATGCTCGTGAAGAGAGAATACGGAAACATATCAAACTAACAATAACGAAACAATGACAACAGCTACAGAACAGATACCGTTGATAATTCCGGTATTCAACCAACTGACATTTACAAAGAAACTGGTGGACTCCTTCCGGAAGTACTATCCAAAGAACAGGATATACATCCTCGACAACGGCTCTACATATCAGCCACTGAAAGACTGGCTAAAGGCCATAAACGATGGAACGGAAGAGCAAAACGTTGTTGTCTTTCATTCCCCTGAAAATGATTTTCGTGGCAACCTACGCCACTTCCTTGACGACTACATTCACGTAGGATATCCTTTCTACGCAATTTCCGATCCCGATATCGAGATCCTCGATGGGACACCTGAAGACTTCATGAGCTACTTCATGACCGCTATCGAGGTTGGTGGATTGCATCGCGCAGGCTTTGGCCTTAAAACGGATGACATCCCAGATTACTTTGAAGATAAGGCCATGGTGGTGGGCAATGAGGCGGAGCTCAAGAAGTCGCCAATGTGGGCAAACAAGGTGCAGGGGTGGATCGCCCCCCTTGACACTACCTTCTGTCTATACAAACGAGACAACGGAGGGTGGGCATCGCCAATGGATGGCAAAAAGTGGGGTAGCTGCGCGCGTATATTCGAGGCTAAGCACTGGGGTTGGTACATCGATCCAAACAATGTAAGTGAAGAGATGGACTTCTACTTTAAGACGTGCAATAAATTCATTCCAGGCACTCCCTCTGCCGGAGCAAACAACAATAGACCAAAGAAATATGAAAACAGTTAACAGAATACACTACGAAGACGTGGTGAACAACGTTCTCCTTGTGGGGACACTTGATCATAATGTGTTTCAGGGGTTCCTGGAAGATTACAGAACCCTCTCCTGCTTACTTAAAGAATATAAACCAAATTCTGTATTTGAGGTTGGAACAAACGTGGGCTCTGGTATCAATGTCATGGCTGCAGCGTTGCCCCTAGCTAAGATATACAGCCTGGATCTCGACTATGAGACCATGATGCTCAACAGTAAGCAATATCCTATCGGTCCGAACGGAGAGGATCGCGTGGGATCGGCGGCAAGAGTTCAGTACACACAGCTTCGCGGGGATAGCCTTACGTTTGATTATTCCGCATATCCATGTGAAGCGTACTACGTCGATGGAGAGCATGACTACGATCATCCGTTCAAAGAGACAAAGGAGATCCTAAAGCAAAAGCCAAAGATCGTCATTTACCATGACGCTGACATTCCAGAAGTATTTAAGGGAATCGTTGATGGCGGTGCGGAAGATGATGATTACGTTCTATTCCGCGTGGAAGGGACAAGGATCGCCTTTTACCTGCACAAGAATTTCGTGAAATGGTAGGCATTGTAGTTATCGCCTACAATAAACCCGACTTCATACGCCTGCAGATAGAGAAAATAAGTAAGTACTGCAAGGACGTGCACGAGATCGTTATTGTAGACAACAGCACGGACAGGGAGATGTCCGCCGCTGTAAAGTATCACTCGGAGGGGCGCAAGTACATAAAAACAAACGCCTCCTCTTCCGGGGGTAGTCAGTCGCATTCCTTTGCTGCCAACCTATCGTTCATGCGCCTATGCGGAAAGTATGATTACTTCCTGTACCTCGATCATGACTGCTTCCCTGTAATGGACTTCTCCGTTCCTGAGATATTGGGTGAAAAAATTATTGCCGGTGTGGGGCAGGTGAAGGGAGAGAAGACGTACCTGTGGCCGGGGTGCCTGATGTGGAAGGGAGAAGCCATCGCCCCAGGTTATATCGACTTCTCTCCAAATGAGGAGCTTGGTCTTGACACCGGCGGTAACCTATACCGAATTGTCGATCACTATGGCCGGGAAAAGGTTTTGTTTCTAAATGAGGAGCACTGCGAGAACCCGCAATTCAATAAGTCCTTCTATAACTTTTACTGCATGATAAACAATGGTATGTTCATGCACTTTGTAAATGGCAGTGTCTGGAACAAAACAGTATCCGATGACGAAAGAGTGAACTCCCTTATAAACATACTAACCGAAAAAACGAAATGAAGTGCGCCGTAATTTTTTACCACAAGAATGCCCTGCAGATATACAGGAGAGAGTGGATAAATGACTGTATCTACACAATAAAAAATCAGACGTTCAAGAACTTTGATGTTTTTGAGCTTAACTACGGCGGATCCGAAGATCGCTTTGGTGAGGGCGTTTTTAGTAATTACATATTCATCCAAAAGCAAATGGAGAATCACATAGAGGCCATGAACTATCTATACTCTATGTTGTTTGCTAATGGATACGACGTGGTATTTAATACCAACCTTGATGACTTTTACTCGGAGCGTAGGTTTGAGGTACAGCTTTCATACATAGAGCAGGGATACGACATCGTTAGCTCAGACTTCAAGTATGTGAACGAGAGGTCCGAGGCATACAAGGACATGGTGATGACTCAAAAGGGTGGTATTGCGGAAAACCTGGCAAGGAACCACAACGTTATAGCCCATCCATGTGTGGCCATGAGTAAATCCTTCTGGGACGACAACCTACACTATAAAAACATCCTCGGAAGTGAGGATCTAGACCTATGGAAGAGGGGCGTTGTTGCGGGCAAGAAGTTCTTCATTATCCCTGAGTTCCTGTTGTTCTACAGGATCCACGATACGCAGGTAACCAAGGAATTTCGGTCAAAAAAAAAGGTTAACCTAATGGTGATCGCCACAAATAAGTACCGGCACTTTGTGGCGCCATTACTTGACTCTGCAGATAAGTACTTCCTCGATGATTGCGACGTAGAGTATTGCGTGTTTACAGACGATATTACGGACATGGAAAAGCGCCTCAATAGGCCGTGCCACATCTTCGAGGTCAAGCATCAGCCGTGGCCATACATGACCCTCCATCGCTTCCATGTGTTTAGGAAGTACATGAACGACATGCCTACGGCGGACTACTATGCGTACATAGATGCAGACACTCTGTTTAAGGGTATTATCACCAAGGAAATACTCAGCAACGAAACGGTTGTGCAGCACTGCGGCTTTACAAATCAAAGGGGGCCATACGAGACGAACCCTATGTCAGAGAGCTTTGTTCCCCCTCAGATGGGAACCCATTACTTCGGAGGTGGATTTTGGCTATTCTCAAAGGAGCGATTCCCGCACATCGTAAACTTGGCCATACAGATGATAGACACGGATGCCGGTAGAGGAATAATACCGGTGTGGCATGACGAAAGCGTGTTGAATAAATTAATGGTAATGTCTCCGCCGGAGAAGATACTGCCCCCCGCATACCACTATCCTCAGTCCAGGACCGCCCATTACATAAAAAAGTGGGGTCGTAACTACGAGTGTAAAATACTGCTTCTTGACAAAAATCACGATGAGTATCGCAAGGAAGATGAAAAGCCAGAGGTCTCAGTGTGGCTAGAGAGATATCCATTTGTTACCATGTCTAACTTCGGTAGCAACGGTCGCCTTGGGAACATGATGTTTCAGTACGCCTTCCTGATCGGATTATCAAAGAAGTACAACGTGGACATCAAAATGCCAGCGTTCAGGAACATGCCTGACACCAGACCGGAGTCCATGGAAAACGTGCTCCCGCGTAAGGAAAGGAGCTTTCACTACACGCCTCAGTACTATGACGAGATGAACTGGCAGCGGTCGTGGGACTTCTCCGGATACTTCCAAAGCGAAAAGTACTGGTCTCACTGCCGGGAGGCGGTAATATCGGCGCTTGCCTTTAATGACGGCGATCACATGGGCGCTGTTGAGTCCATGGGTAATGCCTTCTCCAGGGAGACGATCGCCATCCACATTCGCCGCGGAGACTACGTAAATAACAAAAACTACTATCAGCTCACGGCAAGGTACTACATATTGGCCCTTGAGGAGAATTTCCCTAACTGGAGGGACTGTAACCTGGTATTTTTCTCAGATGACATTGAGTATGCCATGATCCACTTTGAGTGTCTCGATAACGCATACTTCTCTGAGGGGCATAGCGAGATAGAGGACATGTTCCTAATGTCCAAGTGCGACAATCACATAATAGCCAACTCCACCTTCTCGTGGTGGGGAGCATACCTCTCAAAAAGTAAGAAGGTAGTTTGCCCGGCAAACGTCTTTGACACCAAGATGAAGGTCACGCACAATACCAAGGACTTCTATCCGGAGGGGTGGGTAAAGTTCAGTGATGAGGGTAAGAGGATAAACCTACAGAACCTTACTTTTATCATACCGGTAAAGTTTGATCACCGTGACAGGATACAGAACTTTGAGATATCTACCGCTATGATACGCGAGAATTTCGTGGCTCCGATATATGTTGGTGAGATCGCTAAGGTGGGAACATTCTTTAATAAGAACTGCGATGTATACACGGAGTTCAAGATGCACAACTTCCACCGCACAAAGATGATCAACGACATGGTGAAGAAGATAAGCACCCCGTTCTTTGTAAACTATGACTGTGATGTTCTCCTCGCCCCCATGCAAATCATGGAGGCTGTACGTAAGCTACAACAGGGAAGTGACATGGTATCGCCATACGACTGGAGGTTCTCCAGGGTGCCTCGCGCATGGGAGCCCGCGCTCAAAAAGAACACCGATGTAGGCATATTCTCCGGTCACAGGAACTCTTTCATAGGGTTCCGTGAAGGGGACAAGGAGAGCTGGGGGGGAGCTATATTTTTCAACAAGGAATCGTTCATAAAAGGAGGAATGGAAAATGAGAACTTTATATCTTTTGGTCCTGAAGATTCGGAAAGGCTTCAGCGATTTTCTAAGCTTGGATTTTCGGTATGCAGAGTTAGGGGGCCACTCTATCACCTCGATCACTTTAAAGGAATTGATAGCGGGAAAACTCATGCGTTTTTTCAGAAAAATAAAGCCGAGTTCAAGAAAATACTCGCCCTGAGCGCTGAAGATCTTAGAAAATATGTAGATTCGTGGTCATGGTTAAAGGCTTAATGGTTATAGCATGCGTTCTTATTATCTCTGCGATCTGCATCTATGGAGAAAAAAAATGATCTTGTATACATTGTAGGTGCCGGATCGCCGTGGCTGAACAACGAGCTGCGCTACTCCCTGCGAAGCGTAGATAAGTTCCTAAAGAACTACAGGAACGTATTTATATTTGGTGAGTGCCCTATATTTATCAATAGGTCGTCCGTGATACACGTCCCGCACCAGGATACAAGCAGAGATAAGGCAGTGAACATAAAGAATAAGCTTATGTCCGTATGTTGTCATCCCGACGTTAGCGAGGATTTTATGTTCTTTAACGACGACTATTTCCTGCTAAAGGATGTTGACGCTACCAGCTACCCATATCTGTGGAAGTGCGACCTTGATCACACCCTATCAATAAACAGGTCCCTGTACCGCCATCACGTTCAATCAACAATAAATGTACTTACAGAGAACGGCCTTCCAACAAAAAACTTTGACACCCACAAGCCGATCATATACAACAAGCAAAAACTCTGGGACGTTATATTTAAATACAACTGGGAGGGGCGCGCCGGCTATACCATGCGGTCCCTATACTGCAATACCCTCGGCATAGAGGGTGAGTATCGCCTGGACTGCAAGTTTAACGTGCCCATGCACGATGTCCGCCTGGAGCAGAAGGTTACCGGTGAGGATTGCTTTTCCATTGATGATAGGTGCATAGGAATGTTCCTCAAGCGCTTCATGGAGAGAACCTACTCGGAACCGTCACGATTTGAACGGGAGATATTACCGGTAAAGGGTACCTCGTAGCCCTTTCAAGAGAAAAGTAAGTGAGCTTTATCCTGTTACAGATAATGTCAGAGTCCCGGTGAGCGCGGGATCCGCAGTAGTTACATTTCGATTTCTTTGAGGTTGCCATTTGCAGTTTTCTCTTCTACCTTTATTCCCAGGGAGAAGAACACGGCATAAGCGATCCTGTGGTTGGGGATGATCAGGCTATACTCCTTGAACGAAAGGTCCTCATTGCGAATGAGTAGATGCCATACACTTGCCTTCTCCTGATCACGGAATAAAGACACCGAGTCATCGTATCTCGATACGTATACCTTTACTGGGTTGTCGGAGATTTCCTTTGGGCCTACAGCCTTGAGGAATCCAAACTCCTCGGGAATGAACGGGTCGTCGGAGAGCAGGTGTTCCACCTGGCTGTCAGAGACGATCAGTGCCTCGGCGTAGTCAAATAGCCTGAAGAGTAGGAAGTCGATCACCTTACCCGCAAAAAGGCGTTGTATGAAGTTTGGCCTCTTGAAGTCCGGGAATGAAGACTTGTCGCAGTCTATTACTACCTTATTGTCTTTATTGAGAACAACGGCGGGCCTGTTCCTGAAGCGCGTCCGTGACATTACCCCGTCGTAGGGGTATCCTTTCGTGATGCTGTAATCTGGTTTCATTTAGTTTAATGGAGTTACATTTTTAAATAGGCAGTTCAACACCGCGTCGTCCCAATCGGTAAACTCATACCCCTCTCTGAAAAATACGCACGACACGTATTCGGTTGTGGTGTTAAAGTCGGCGCGGATCATGCCTTTGTACTTTATCCTGTCCGGCATTGGCTCGTTGATGGAGCGATCATCGAGGAGGCGCATCTCCCGGTAAAAGTTCATCATCTTTGAATTGAAAACAGAGTACGGCACGCGTAGGTATGCCACCCTGTCCACAAGATACACGCAGGTGCGGAACACTTTATCTTTAAAGCCCTCTCTTTCGTTGTCGCACTCTCCGTAACTACGGACATCAAATAGGTTTATGGTATACGTGTTTGAGGACAGCGCCCCCAATTCGTTCATCCACTCTTCTTTTACTACGTATGGCCGGAAGGGATTCATGATTTGTAAAATTAAAAAAAGGGACGGTACATACCAAACAGTGTTGATATCTCATAGCCCCTTCTTTTTATGCCCCCCGCTTAACGGGAAACAATTACGCTACAGCAGTTGACGCTGTTGAGGTGTAGTTCGTGAAGCTCGTATCGCGAAGGTTGGCCGTCGCAAACGGGATCTCGATTCTCCTCAGAGCAGCGTTCGCGGCATCCTTAATGGTAAACACGATCAAGAACTTTGCAGTGCTTGACGGGCCATTTACGTTTGCCGGAAGATCGATTTTCTCTGCTGTGATCACATCTTCAACGGGAACCTTGATGGTTGGTTTCAAGGAGTTAGTGAAGTGGACCATTGGTTTTGAAATGCCTGACATGGTGTTTTGTTTTTTGAGATTAAGATTTACAAATATACAAATTTTTAATTAAAAAAGCCCCGAAGGGCTCTTTTTTAGGCTGCAAGTTTTGCAGTGTGACTAGCGCCTTCCTGGAAGAGGCTGATCACCTTTGTTTTTTTGTCGTTTAGTACTTCCCGAAGATATCTCTTCTTCTCGGCTCACTGATCAAAACCGGTCGGACCCATGTCGGAACAGTGCTCTCAGCCAGGGCGCTTTGAACCGTTGGCCAATGGAAGATGTTCCGTTTGTTCGGCGAAGAACATTTCTTTAGTTGCCTTTCCGGCAGGACTGTCCTGCATCTCTTTGTTATCAGTCCTTCTTCAACTATCATGACAACAACCGCTTTAATTAAGCTACGGTAGGGTGGATCCGGAGGGATTCGAACCCTCGTCTCAATGAACGGCGATAAAGGTAATAAAAAAATTTGGTGGTTCGGAAAATAGTGCCTAATTTTGTGTCAATCTTTGCTGCCGTAAACAGGAAGGAGGTTTGAAAGACATTATGCTTTTTGCTGGTAGAAAGCAAAAAAGCTAAAAACAAACCCTCTGATTTTACGGGTCAGAGGGTTTTGTTTTTGTGGGCGGGACAACCATTTGCGCAAAAATTAATAAGTGTTACAAAGAGGATCGACCAAAGCACAATCATCGCCACGGAAGGAGAGAGATGAGGTCGAATCACGATGGAGTGATTAAGTTGTCTCCGACTACAGAGTTCCATTGACACCTGTAGGCACTCGAAAGTCCCCGACAACTCAAGGATTTCGATGCAAGTGCAAGCCCCTTCTGGGTAAGGGGCCCACTATGCACTCTCAAGAGCCCCTCCAATCTAAGGATTTCGGAAAGTAGTACATTCAAGGCGGATTTTTTTTATATTTGCATCGTGTCAGTTATTCGAAAGCTAAGGGCGATAGTGTCGGCATATAAAAACTACGCTTTCCCCAACGAAGAAATTGAACAGATGGCCATTGGAAGAGCAAAGATCTGCGCAAAGTGCGATCACGCAAACCCAGACCATCCATTCAAATTATTGCTTGACGATAACAGAACAAAGGACATAAAGGGGTTGGGCTGCGATATCTGTCACTGCCCAATATCAGCCAAGATAAGGCAGATATACACCGGTTGTCCGGAAAAGAAATGGTAAAAACTTATAAACAAATTATAAACACAAAACAAAATGGGAAAAAAAACAGCATCACAGATACTAAGGGACTGCGAGGAAAGAGCAAAATTCCTTGATAAGCTCGCTCAAACAGTAAACACCTTCATCTCTCCAAAAAATGGAGACCGCTTTGACTACGCGACAAAAGACTCCATCAACGATGAGGTGGTAAGTGCCATAAACAACCTCAAGACCATCGAAGAAGAGCTCATGGGTAGACTCGGACTGAGCTACACCAACACCCCCTACACTCGCTTCGACTACATCGTGAAGTCACCGGGAAGACAGTTCAATACTCTAACAGAGATCCAGTCATACTACTCACCACTCATTGCCAGAATGCGCATGAGCATGGAAGAGGAGAATGCCGTTGATGGCTTCATCAATGACGGACTCGGGCAGGGAACAAATGAGGTGGTGCCACCATCCACAAACCCACGCCCCGTTGGTAGCGGAAGCCGCGAGATCACAGACAAAGCCGATGCCATGGGCGGCACCAACTGGGCAGATGCCGAGGCAGCCATCATCGCCTCCCTGGACACCATCAACTCAGCACTAATGGGTGACATTCCAAACATCAGCTAATGAAAAAGACAGTAGACCAACTACTTCTCCTGTCAAGGGAATGGCAGCTCGCCATAGACTCAATGCTCCACTCCGCCGTAGAGCAGGAAATGGATCCTACAACCAAGGATGCCCTATTCGTAAGCGGAGCGGATGCTGTAAATGCCCTTCGATCAATAGAAGAACAGATTCATATAGCCCTTGGGTATTCATACACAAGGAGCACCTATGATCCAACTATCTCTTTCGAGAAAAGGGTAGGCCTACCGCAGATCGAGCACGCAGGAGATGTAAAAGAGTACTACATCGAAAGGATGAACGAAATACTCGACGCCATAACCGATGAGATCGCTAACGACTCATACCTCGGCGATGCCGCGCACGCAAACCAGCGATTCGAGAAAAATCCAACCCACACCTCAAAGGAAGGGGATTTTCAGACGGCTATATCTGACATCATCTCAACCCTCGAGGCAGACGTAGTAGATAACTCCTGAGCGGAAACGAAAATATAGAAAAGCGCAAGGTGGTCCGTGAGAACCACCTTGACTTTTTATTTGAGTTATATTCACAGGGAGTAGAGCTCACACTCGAGCAAAAAGCACAGCTATACGAAAGTAAGCGTATAGCCGAGAATCCAATAAAAAGAAACGAGAACGATCTACCGGACAACATCTCCGAAAAGAAACTCCTTTCCAAGGAGGCCCTTGCAATAGATCAGAACGTTGACATCGTAACAGAGGCCGGGCCACTGGTAATAGCAGACGACGACCTAGAAGAAAGAAGGAAGAAAGGTAAGTACATATTCGAGGGAAGGAAGTTCGATATCACCAAAGACGAGTGGATGCCCAAGTCCACGATCGACCACGAGCCCGACTTTGTAAGGTGGGTGGACTCTATACTCGATATGGGATTCGAAAACAGAGTAAACTACAGAAAAATAAACCTATACGTTCAACAGGCATATACCTGGCTAGCTCAAAAAGACACCTACCTCGACTTCCCAAATGCAGAGGAAAGGAAAGAGTTCATGCTCGAAGAAACGCGTAGGTGCGACGAAAACACGCTTTACTTCCTCAATAAATACGTTTACTACCAAGAGGGAGACGCCGACACCGGAAAGTTCAAGTACACCGCATCCCCAGCACACGAGGTAATGGCATACCTCAACGACTGCGGTTACTCAGCGTGCTACGTAAAGGGACGTCAGATAGCGGCAACAACAACCCTCATGGCGTGCGACGTTAAAGACATGATATTCAAGAAGAACCACTTCATGAAGTTCATAACCGAAGATCAGGAAAAGGCAGAGGAGATCTTCGAAGATAAACTCAAGTACTGCTTCTCCCAGCTGCCAGACTGGATGAAGCCCGACGTACAGAACGAAAGGGACAACTACTTCAAGCTAGGTAAAAAAGAGGGTAAAGGAAACCGAAACGGAGTGAACTCCAGGATACGCGTAGTGCCGCCAAAGAAAACAGCGATCGCCGGTGGAGCGCCACAGAAAGTAAAGATAGACGAGGCCGGAAACATAGGACTTCTGACCGTAATGATCAACAATGCACGTCCAACGATGTTCATGTATGACCCCGCAACAAAATCAATGAAGATGAAGCGTCAGCTCATTTTCTGGGGGACAGGGGGCGAGATGGAAAAAGGAGGAATGGCATTCCAGGTGGAGTTCATGTCACTGCTAAAGCAATGGAAGGAGCGTAACTTCAAGTCAGGCATTATCCCTATCTTCTTTAACTGGACGTGTCGCCCGGGAGCTACGCAGGAGCTGTACGACGCTGAGAAATCCGTGGCCTACTCAAAGGAAGGGCCAGACCTCAAAAAGTCAATAATAGAGTTCCACCAATCATGGCCAAAGTCACTGGCCGATGTATTCATGACCTCAGAGAAAACACTCGTGAGCCACGAATACATAGAAAAGCAGATAAGCAGGATAAAAGCAGCAAACGTAAAGTTCAAGCATAAGCTCGTTGAACGAGGGTTCTTTGAGCCGATATATGACTTTACATCACCGGCACCAGAGGCCTCCGACGTTCCATATAAGATCATAGGAGCCAACTTCGTGCCTTGTGACTCCATAGACCCAAGGGCCTCAGTGGTTATCTTCTCTCATCCAAAGAGAGGGTGGGAGCACCGCTACTTCCAGGGAACCGACCCTATATCAACAGACACCGGGCTCTCAAACTTCTCAAGCGCCGTTTGGGACAAGCACTTCAAGACATTCGCTGCAATGCTCGACTTTAGGACAAAGGACTACAGAGCCACATTCCTTCAATCCGTACTGCTCGGGCTTTACTACGATACCAGGCCAAACCCAAGGGGTATAAAGGAACTCGTGGAGGCAAACATCGGTCAGTCTTACACCCAGTACAAGGAAAATAAAGGCTTTGGAGACTCATTGGTGCTCAACTACGAGCTACCTCCATACCTACAAAACAAAACGACCATAAATGAAGGTATTGGCATAGACAACAAAGGAGCAAGGAATACCGTGATCGTAAATAGACTTCACGAGCTGATTCAGGCATACGGCGACAATCTATTTATAGAGATATTCTGGGAGCAGCTAAAAACATTCGTGTGTGAGGTAACCGACGGAGGTAAAGAGTCCTGGGGGCCATCCAACAGAAAGTTCTTCCGAGATGACACCCTTTTTGGAGGAAATTATTCTTATATTTGTGCTGAGCTGTGCTACCCTGAACTAAACCCGGTAGACAACGAAACAACAAACAAAAAGACAGAAATCGTTAAGTACGAGCTGACCTACGACGAGAACTATAACCTCGTAAGAATGCCAGTGAGATACATAAATGGAAAACGTGCAAATACTTTTCAAGCCAAAAGAAGGTAAGCTAAAGCAGATGTACCCTGAGCTTAACTCCAACAAGAAGTTCAAGGATCTGTCCGGGGAAGAACTTCTTTTTGTTTGGTACTATGCATGTAAGTCCAGTCCCATAGACCCTTCATTGCCAGATGCTTTAAGGGCAAATACTGCCGCCGCAGAATCAATAAAAAGGGACAAAGCCAAAAGAGAGAAGTTCTCAAACCTAGATTTCCCCGAGCGCATAAAAGAGGCTATAGAGGAAATGGAGAAGTACAATCCAGACGTCAGGATGGTAGCTAAAAGGATCATTCAGAACAGCTTCAACATGCTCGAAAAAATGTCAAACACCTCGATCGATCAGTTTGAAACAGTTGAAGACGACGGCAAGGGGAACTCCATAAAAAAAATAGACTGGTCCGGAAGGAAACAGTTCGTTGATACCGTAGCGAAAATAGCAGACACCATGCCCGCTCTGATCGCTCAAATGGAACAGGGATATGGCATTGTTGACGAAAAGGGAGAAAACGCATCAGAAAAAATTATTGACATATACCACTCAAGAAAAGAAGAATGATATTTTTAATAGACACCTCAGAGTCCAGGCCAGACATGCTGGAAGGATCCAAAGATGAAAAGTATCATCTTTCAATGGCAAGGTACGCCGTTGGGCAAGCAAACACCCAGAAACACCTGGAATTTGTGTCAAACATTGAGAGGAACAGACGCTTCTACGCCGGAGATCAATGGTACCTTCAGGAAGACACCGAGACTTTTTTTAAAGACGAGAACAACCAAGAAAGGAACAGGATAAAGGTTATAAACAATACCATCCGTCCAATGGTTGAGAACTACAGGGGTAACGCCATAAGGATGCAAATAAACGCCAACGCAAAAAGCATCTCACCACTGGCTATATCTAGAAGGCAAAAGATCCTCTCAAAGATGCTTTTCTTCACAGACATAGCAAACGAAGAAGGCAACCCATTTAAGCAAGATCTCCAAAAAAGACTGCCCATAGGTAATAGTCAATCTGAAACTGAAGACACTTTTAATAATCTTTATACCGACAGGTATGTAGAAACGATCAACGACCTTCTGTCGTTTGTTTCAGATAAAAATAAATTTCAGTCAAGGCAGGTGCGAGCAGCCGAAGACCTGGCTTTATGTGGCCTTGCGGTAATGAAAGATTTTGAATCAGGAGGGCACCAATACTTTGACCTCGTTCCGCCAGAGCACTTTATATGGGATCGATCGTGCAAGGAAAGCGACCTTTCAGATTCTGAGTTCATGGGAGAGCTCAAGTACATGACCCTTTCTGATATAAATGAAGAGGCGCCTAATTTAACGGCGGATGAAAGGAAATCTATACAAGCGTACATCGCTTCAGGTTCAAACACAAATGCCAATGGAAGCACCCTTGAGGCCGGCGTAGAAACGAAATATACATACGGCGGAAGGTGCCCCGTTTTCTACATGGTATGGAAGGATACAGAGAAGCATGAATATGGATACGTGAAGGATCCGTTTGGATATCCATACTTTACAAGGATAAATCACAAAGAGGACTGGGAAGATGCGCCTAAATACACCGACAAGGACCTTATTGAAGTTGACTCCGTAAGGTCAAGGAGATTACTGAAGGGTAAACTCAAGGCCTCCGTGTACACAGACGTAATAAGATACTGCAACTTTATTCCAAGGGAAGTTCTTTTAAGCCCAACGAATGCCGACAAAGAAAAGATTCACGACGTAATACTAGAGTGGGGACTCCTTCCTTATCAGGAAACAGAAAACCTTGATGTTAGCAACGTCAACTATCCATACAAATGCTGCACGTGGGCATACGTGGATGGACAGGTGCTATCGCCCGTTGATGACGCCATAAGCCCTCAGAGGATGATAAATAGGGTTCTATCTGTTGCCGAAAATCAAATCAATAACTCACGGGGATCGGGAACGTTCTACGACAAGTCAATGGTAGATCCGCAGGATGGAGAGGCAGAGATGCTGAGGAACATGAACCAGTCTAAACCGGTTGGAATAAACGCAAAGGGAAGGGGCATCCAAAACGCCGTTAGCCAATACGATACAACGGTAAAGAACGGAACAATGACGCTCTTTAACATCGTTTCACTGATGTCTGACTACACCCAAAAGATGACAGGCATAAACGAGGCTATCAAAGGAGAGTCTACTGGCTCAGACCAGCTTGTGGGCGTTACCCAGCTAATGATCCAAAGGGGATCTTTAATGCAAGAACCGTTCTATAACGCGATCACGAGCCTATACCTTCAGTGTTATCAGTCAATAGCCTCTAGGGGCGTGAAAATATATGCCGACAACGAAAGGGAACTCACCATTGCCGTTGGAGACGTGGGGGCTAAGATTGTAAACATAACAAAAGACATGAAGCTCGAAGACTTCAGGGTCTTTGTGAAGAGAGATAATCCAGACGATGTACTCGTTCAATCAGGAAATCAAATGCTTACCTTCTTGCTACAAATGCAACTCATAAACAATGAGGACTTCGCTCTTATGTATGGAAGGTTCACCCCAGACATGATCACCGCGTCACTCAGAAAGAAAGCCCTGGAGAACAAAGAGCTAGGAAAGATGCAAGCCCAACAGGAACAGCAGCAGTCCGAAGCCGCAATGATGGAAGCTCAAAAGGCACAGGCTCAGCAAGAGATGATGTACAACGAGGCCGTGGCAAGGGACGACATCAAAGACCTACAAAACAAAAAGCACGAAGAGAGATTGCAGGCCATGAAAAATCTAGGCTCTATTGCCAAGAACAGTCCAATGGCCCAAAGAAAAATACTGGAAGACTCAAAAAATTTGTAGGAAATGTCGGAAATTCATATATTTGCGTCAGTTCTTTTTAATTAGTCTAAATAAAAATACGAAAAATGGATACAGGAAAAAAAGAAGAAGCCCCGAAAAGCAACGTCATAGACATACTTGGGGGATTAGCTGACCCAAAAGTTCTAGGAGAAGTTGTGGCATTGGAGAAGAAAAAGACGGAAGAGGGGACCGGAAATAAAAATGAGGCGCCTAATCTGGAAAACGGAAACGGTGAATCTCAAGAAGAAGGAGAGCAGGAGGGTGAAAAAACGGTAAAGAAAAACAATGCTACCGATAAAAACGAAACCTCAACAGTAAATGAGACGGAGGAAGAGGAAGGTGGCGCAAACGAAGAGGAGCAAGAGGAAGAAGAGGGGCAAGAAGAAGAAATTGAAATACCGGATAATAAGTTTGGTTTCAAGAAGAAAAAGAAAGAGGTAAAGAAAGAAATCAAAATTGAAAAATTCGACGATATCCCTTCGGTGATAAAGTCGAAATATGGCCAGGACATTAAAGATCCAAAGGTGCTGGCCAAGTTCTTTGAAAAGTCAGTAGACAAGTGGAGAGCCGATTCCCAGAACCTTGAAAAGGTTTCTAAAGAGCTTAACGAAGTGAAAGCTCAAAAGGATAACGCCATCTCTTTGTTTGAGAACATGCCTTCAGACCTGTTGGAAGCCACAAAAGCGCACTACAGGGGTGAAGACTATAAAAAGTATCTCAACCAAGGATCGCTTGATTTTACTAAAGAGAAACACAGTACAAAAGCTCTCGTAAATCACTATTTTAAAGGTGAATTTACGGACGATGATTTTGAAGCGGAAGAGAAGTCAAAAGCTCTCATTATCGCTGAAAAAGAGTCGATTGCTAAATATGAGGCAGAGAAGAAGGACCGAGAACAACGTGCTAAACTACATGTGGAGCAGGCTGAGAAAAAAACAAAAGCCTACGCCGCGTCAGTAAAAAGTTCCGTTGAGGCTCTAAAAAAAGACTTCCCTGATATGGCTGCAGATGTTATAGAAGACATCAATAGCACCCTTTCAAGTGGTCAACTGTTGTCCAAATTCTTCAACTCCGACGGAACGCTCAAGCCAACTGCCGCTAAAATGCTTGCGCTTGCCGAACACGGAGAGTCCTTTATTGCGCAGCTGATGGAAGTAGCGGAAAGACAAGGTGAATCCCAAGCGAATGAACGCTTTGTTGACAGGGCAAGAAAAAAACCCGTAGCAAGCAAAAAGCACGGAGCCACCGAAAAAGTACGAAAAGAAGTTGCTGAAAAGATCGAAGAACTCATACCCTCTCAGATAGTAGGGAAGAGAACGTTTTAATCTTAAACAAAAAGCAATATGTCACAAAAAGCATACACTCCCGGGATCGGAAACAGCATCTTCGGGATGTTGACAGCAAACCCTCAGTCGTCAAACTATGGCACTGAATCAGGTTATTCTCCAACGGAGACCAACCTTATCGCAAAGGCGATTAAAAATGCAATCTTTGACTCTGCCCCTGAGCAGTTCAACGCTTTGCGCCTCATCTTCGAAAAGCCGATGGAAGAAAAGCTCGGTCGCGAATTTGAGTACCTCGAGAAAACATTCGGACGTAGCGCCCTGGAAGCTACTGCAGGTGTAGCGGCTCAGCCAGCAGTGGTTGGTGTCCCTCAGACGCAGGTGATTCCTATGACCGCGAACTCCGTGAGCCGTATCACCCCGGACCTCATCATTGTTTACCCAAATAACGCAAAGGCTGTGATCAAGTCGATCGCCGGTCTTAACGTTACCGTTGAGTCTCAAACAAGTGACGGCCTGCCTGCGGTTTCAAATGGAGACGTGTTCTCTATTATGTCTACCATCCAGGCAGATGGAATGGACTACTTCTCGAACTACGAGAGGATGGAGACCATCACCCGCTACAACTACATTCAGGAGTTCCTGCGCGCTCGTCGTTGGACCAGAATGGAGCTTGCCCAATTCGAGAACCTCGGCACAACCGACTACCTCGTAAAGGACAAGGCGGAGACCATCCGTCAGCTTCGCGTTGACTTGTTCAATGCGTTCTTCAACGGACAGCGCGGTGAGTTCCAAATCAGCAACAACTACGTGACAACCGCCATGGGAGGAATCTTCCCTACAATGGTTGACGCTGGTTCTGCTAACGCGAACCCAACCCTCGCCGGATTGATCCCTGTGTTCAAGTCCCTTGCCTTCAATACCAACTTCAAGGCAGAAGGTGGAACCCGTTTCATCTACGGAACTCAGGAGATCCTTCATGAGTTGAGCGGAGTGTTCAAAGAGCCAGGCTTGCGCTATGCTCCAAACGACACCATCGCGTCCATGGACCTCAAGAAGTACAATTTCGGTGGAATGAACTTCGTTCCGGTTCCTTGTGAGCTGTTCCGCGAAGTGTCTTGCTTCCCTGCCGATTGGGCTCGCAGGATCCTCGTTCTCGATCAGGAAACGATCTCCCCTGTAAGGATGAAAGGTATTCCTTACATGAGCGTAGGTCAAACCCTTGATCGTGGAGCCAACGGTACTCGCGAGAACTTCAAGGACTTCTACATCGAAGCAAACCTGTCACTCCAATTCCACAACCCACTTGGGTCGTTCTGGATCGACATCCAATAATCCAATCGGGGAGCAGTGACGCAATCATTGCTCCCCTTTTATTAAAACAAAAAAACACGAAACATGTCATTAGAAAAAGGATCAGAAAAACAAAAAGAGAACACAGACCTCAACACCCAGGCTCTACTGGAAATCGTAAGAGATCTACAAAAAGAGATCAAAACTCTCAAAGAAGAAAGGTCAACAAACACAGCTGGAATAGACCCATCTCTGATGGCTGAAATTTTTGCGAAAGCAAACGTTGCAGCCGAAAAGCAAAGAACCCTTGACTTTTCAAAAGGGATAAAGGAAGAGGAGATTCCTGCGGATGACTATCTAAAAGAGGGCGTAGTTTTTTGCGCTCCGTTTACCATGTACGCCATTGCAGACGACCGCAGAAAAGGCCACGTGGTTAGGCTTCCTTACAACAAGGAGTCTATATTTTTTAAGTACCAGGGAACAAGAAAGAACGTTTCTGGTAAGCAAACCTCCCTCGCATCATTTTCTACATACACCTCATACAGCAAGAAGGAAGCTGAGTGGTTAAGAAACCACACCATGTTTAATGTCATGTTTTACGAGTCAAGCAACCAAGCTATTAGCGTAGACGTTGTGAGGGCTCAGAAACTGGCAAGGATCATGACCTCCCTGGCAGCATTTGAGATGCCAAGCATCCTTAGCAGATGTAAGGAGAATGACGTTCCTATCGGAACCGATATCGGAGTAATGAAGGCTGCCCTTGCCCAGAAGATGCTCGAAAGAGAAATGGCATCAGAAAGGACAAGTATCCAAAACCGACTTGCCGAGATCGAAAAAGAAAAGGCCCTATTGATGGGTAATCAATAAAATTGCTATATTTGTGCATGCCCATTTCGGTCTTAGCATTGCACAATCAAATTCTAGCAGAGCTTGACGCTGAAGGTTCTGATCGATATACGTTTGATCAGGATACCAAGTACGCTATTAATGCAGCTCAAGACATTGTTGTGGCGCTTTTCAACGAGGCGTTTGCTCAAAATAAGTTATCCCCGGAACAGTTAAGGGATCTTACCAAAACAAAGGTATGGCAAGCGAATCAATACTCAAGGGTTGCATTTAAAGAGTCTGAGACAGGACATTCGTTGTGGTCGGTCATAGCGGTATATCCGAAACCCCTGTGCAATAAGGGCGTCTCGTCTTCTCCTCAAGACGACAAATCAAAGTCGTTACTGAGGAGTGATATTTCGTTCATCAGTGCAGAGCACTCAGCAAAGAGGCTTTCTCTCGAAGAGTGGAGTGACAACAAAAAGAATGCCTTCATGCCGGGAAACACCGTTCTCTCCGGTGGACTTGCGGAATACGGGTATCTTGATTTCTCGGACTACTCATCGTCTTCATATTCTGGAAACTCAGGTGAGCCGGAACTAGAAGTGCGACCAGCGATACCCGGACAACTAGTGGCAATATCTTATTTAAAACACCCGAATAGGATATCAACAACAAGCGACTCTATAGAATTTCCATCTTCCATGTTTCAGCTTTTTGTTGACATGGCCCTTAATACTATTGCCGTTAAGCAGGGCGATGGAACGAACTTGTGGTCTGTTACGTCAGTAAACATTCAAAAACTTGTTAACGCATTATTGTAATGGATTCACTAAGGGTACATATTGACGAAACGCTGACCACGATCAAGCAGACATTTGATGACAGGACCGTTTCCCGCGCTCAGGTAGCCTATTGCTACATTGTCGCAGCGAATGACTTGCTATCAAAGCATATCCTTAAAAGGAGATCTGGAGCGTACCTCACGGTATTTGATGATGTCCCCGTAATATCAGCTGAAGCGAGTGAAGTTAAAAACGTTGTAAAGGACAGGAAATACATCGAGCTTCCGGCAACGATATTTGATTACGATAAGGATGGAGGCATAGAGCTCGTGGCATATACCTCTGACGGAGGTCCAGGCCAGCCGCCAAGATTTACTAGGGTTCCTTTTACAAGGACTTCCGTTAGCGAGGCTTCGTGGCTTTACCTGCACCCTCAAACGACACCATCCCCAAAAACACCATACTATTATCGCGTCGGCAATCTAGTATATTTTTTAGGGGTAGAAAAGGTGCCTCTTAGCGCAGTAGAGATTGGGTTATATGTATCTGTTGATCCATTGACGAAGATCGATATAGACGCTCCATTTGACTTCCCTCAAGAGCTCATGCAAACACTCAAGAGGTTAGTGATAGATCTCATCAGGTATAATTGGTTCTTCCCTAAAGAGAGCGGAAAGAACGAGGGAACAGACGACTCCGGAAAAGCAGCAGTGCCAAAAGTTATTTCAGTAAACGATAGAGAAACTCAATGAACACAGGTTCGTACATAAAGCCGGAGATCATCATATCCAAAGTTGCCATAATGGTTGGAGATACTGAATTTAATTCATTGCCGCGACCGTTCTACAATTCACTCGTTCAGCAGGCATTTGAAAAATTGGCCTTGGCAACATTCTTTGATGAAAAGAGGGCTGACATAGACCTCAACGGATCACTAGTTCATGACTTGCCGAAAGATTGCTTCAATGTGATCAACGTATACATATACAGCGGAACGTCTTGCGATATTACGAAGAGTCATAAAGTGTGGTGGAAGAGAAATTATTACACCAGGGGCAATGGGTACATTGCAAATCACAAGGGTAACAACGCTGGAGATCCATTCTTTGATAACAGCAATTCATTTCATAGATACGGTCAAGCGTTAGAGGCTAGGGGCGTTGGAATAGCGCATCAAAACCTTTTGTACTATAATTTCCAGAACGGAAACATAATGCTTAGCTCGTCTTGCCTTTCATCTGGAAACAAACTTCACATACACTACCATGGCACCGGATGCGCCGTAGACGAAGCTCCGATCATTCCCATCTTTTTAAGGGAGGCCATGGAGGATTACGTGATAACCCAGGCTTTACTTGCGCGTATCGCCAATGATAACGGGGATGTAAGAAAGTGGCAAGCCCTTTACCAAATACACGACGCCAAGCTAAGCCACCCTTTTACCGGATCGTGGGTACGTGCAGAGGAAGCTGTTAAATCAATGAATAGCTCTCAACGAAGTGAACTCAAAGATTACCTAAGCAAGGCTGCTTGGGCAAATGATCTTTAATTATGGCTGAAACTCAACCTATACATATAAGCACCCTTAATGTGGGTATCGATCAGGACACTAATCCTGAATTGACGGGATCTCAGACTAACGGAAAATACCTTGACGCAAACAACATGCGCCCGGTATCAACAATAGGGTCTTCTGAGTCGCAGCAGAAGTTTCAGGGAGAGGAGATTCTTTACCCAAACAACAAGGGAGTAACTGGATACAAGTGTATCGGAACGGCAAAACTGAACGACTATATTATAGAGATATTTGCTAAAAATGGCGATCCTGGCATCATTTGCGTGAACGGAACCATTGTCCTTCAGTCTTCCTTATTTGACGCTAGGGAGGATAAGCCGTTTCAGATAAGCGTTAATGAATCGGAGATAAATCAGGAGATACTGATCACCGATTATTACCAGGTACCTTACATTTTCAATGTAAAGGACATGGTGGATTCGCTGATTTCTGATCCAAATAAATACTTTTCAGCATTTGATCCGCTATTGTATCAGATCAATTTACAGTCACCGCTTGATCGTCTAGAGTTCATTGAACTAGTAAACGTTGGCGGGGGCGGAGGCCTCCCTGTAGGGCAGTACGAGTATCAGATGAGGTATGGGAACGAGGAAGGTGACAGAACGGGATGGTCCGTAGGAACTCCATTAATTCCGGTAATGCAGAACTTGTCTAACGACAGCAGATGCTATCCTTGGACAAAAACATACGGAGGGCCTCCAAACCCATCAAGCGTAACGTCGCTTGCTCCAAGGTTAAAGTTTAGGGTTACCAACATCTACAATTACGAGTTCATTGAAATAAGAAGGATAGAGTACAACAAAGGTGCTGGAATTGATTTTGTTCCACTTGGAAAGATTGTCGCAAGAATACCGATAGAGAAACAGGAAATTTCAGTAAAAGACTACATCGATCCTTCAGATGCTAATTTGAACATTGACATTTCTCGTGCCGAAGCGTCAATTCAGTTGGCTGAGGTAAACAGAGCCAAGTCTATACAGTACTTTGACAGAAGGGCTGTTCTTTTCAACGTGGAGCTTGCCTCAAAAGAGTCTAGCCTTGAATTTGAGGAGGTGAACGGAAGAAAGGGCTTCCCGGTAATAGATAACCTTGGATGGGAAGGACACAAAGATCCATGGAACCACGTCAACAGACGGGCTTTAATGGGCGGAGAGAAGTACGGCTGGGGCGTAAATCTATTTGATGGCGTTGGCACTTCTGGATTTGTAACGAAAATCCCTACACTCGAAAACTATGAGTATCCTAATCGAAGGGATCCGGTTCCTGCTGAGACTGAAAACTATTCCTATCAAGGAACTGTAAGGGCAGCCAATAGCAGTATAAACACCGTTTCTAGTACCCACGAAGTTTTTGACCTAGCTGACGCGGCTGAAAAAACAGACATCTGCAGTTTTAAAAATATACTCAAGCCAGGAAAGACAGCCGGACTTACTGGAACCAGATCTACAACGAAGGTAAAAGAAGATTGTAATGAGGATAATGGAGAGATAGAGAATCATGGGGCCAACGTTAGTGGTGGATCCCTTGTCTCTGCAGCATATCATCCGTTCCATCCAACAAAGCAGAATGACACTGACGTTACCGGTCACGAGTACATGGTAAACACAAAAGTTTACACTCAAGCGAACGGCACTACTTGTTCTGTAATTGAAGACAACACTTTCAGTTATAGCCCGGCTGGGTTTGCTCCAAGATACTTTGCCCATGGCATGATGATCGCTGGAGTGTCAAACTTCCCTAAATGGGCAAAGGCCTTTTCTGTCGTAAGAACAAAAGCGGCGGGAAGAGTGGTTTGCCAAGGTCTTGGATTTTATTCATTGACAAAGGCCAAGTATAAGGTAGTTGGTAACCAGGAGCTTGCTGGGAAAGAGCAGGATAAATTTTGGTTTTACTCTCCAGACATTGAGCACGGTATAGTTCCAAGCGACACCCTCAATGACATCATTGATAATCCACAAAACTACAGGCTTCAGTTTGTTTCTCCGCTTGGATTCTTTTCTGAGGTATATTCGTTTGAAGACAGCACCGTTGCCTGTAACAGGGACCGTATTGTTGATATGATATCCTATGTAAGGATGATCAGAGAGGAAAATGGAAGACCCATAAATCCAGGGGAGGATGCGGCAATGGGCATAAGTGACGGAGGGCACAAATACGTTACATACGATAAGTACAGAAACACTAATCAAAACCCAAATGTGTTTGGCAGTGATCCTAATGTTGGGAATAAGCTTTTTACCATAGACTCTGTAAAAAGGAAGTCAGAGGGAAGGGGCAATTTCCTTGAGATAAAATCTCAGCAGGGAGTGTATGGGAAAGCGAGTGTGGGAGGCGTTTCCGGAAGACACTTTGCTGATCAGGGGTTAAAGGACTTCACCGAGCCGATGTATATCATCAACATTATCCGTGAAGGAGCGAATGTTGGAACGTCAGACGTGGAGGGCTATAAGCCAACAAATCACTATCAAAAGCTTGAATCGATAATAGGTCGATCGAACGGAGTGCTCGGACAGGATTTTGAGCTTGTAGATGAGAGGTGGGAAGATTGTATTCCTGCTCCCGCCAGCACAATGTACGGGGCGTCCACTGAAAGATATATTTACATTAAGAAGTTGGACGGTACTGTAGAGAAGTATGTCAACGTAACGTACAAGACACCAGCTCAAATTGTTGCAATTAAAAATGCTATATCCATAAACGGATCGTATACCGGCGGAGTTACCGGTATATTTACGCACTATAACATAGGATCAAAGTACAGGCGCTTTGGCGTTTCATTCAATGATCCAGACTACATTCCCCCAGTAGATTCACTTATCCTCGTGAGGTATGATAATACTGCCCCTATAAGGGTTTATGGTGGAGATACCTATGTTGGAGAAACCATTTTCGCTCCAATAGACTCTCAGGCAAACGCAAAAAGCGACAAGGCAGAAACTCAGTTTCCATTTGGTATTGGATTCCCTTACTTCAAGTGGAAAACCAATCCTCGTTACTACACAATAAGAGACGCTTCCGCAAATGTAAACCTGGTGCAGGACGAGCTGCAGCTACAGCTCGGGTACATCAGGCAGATGTGCGCGATGTTTACCGTTGAGTCAAGGATCGCATGTCACCTCGCTCACAATCTTGAGTACCCTAACCAGTTCTTCCCGGCAATACACTATGTCATAAGGCCTAATCGATGGGATAACGAAAGCGGATCTGTCAATTACTCTGCCAATAAGGTGTATGATGACTACGCAGACGACTACGGCGATGAGATGACTCAATGGAAGTGGGGGGGATTCAGGTTCCTGCAACAGATAAATCCAGATTACTCGTGTGAGTTGCCTATACGATACTTCTCTAAACCCGAGTCAGGATTTGTGGAGCAGACGGAGTTTAAAACAGGCATCATGTGGTCACTGCCAAGGGCCATAAACGTTCAAAACTCTCCTGGGCTAAGAACGTTCCCTGTAAACAACTTCTTCTCCATAGACGATAATTGTGGGGAGATAAAGTACGGTTATAATGATACGACTAGCAAAGGTGAAAACCTTTACGCGATCACTAATTCAGGTATCTGTCTACTGATCACAAAAAAATCGATTCTATCCGACTTTAACAGTGGAGAGGTGGGATACATGGCGGCGGATGGATTTATACTTGCTCAGTATTGGTTGAATAAGCAAGTGGGAATGAATGACGAGATGTGGAGAAGCGCCGTGTCTGCATACGTCCCTTTCCCGGGTCAGGATGGAGCGGAGCAAAGCATGAAAGCGCTCTTTTTCGCCAACAACAGATCTGTTTATCGTTTTGCTGGAAACGAAGTGGTTGATATCGGTAAAGATGGATACTACAGAAAAGTGTATCACAACGGATTAAAGAATATCGCCACAGGCTTTACCTCTCACGTAACGGCTGCGTATAATCAGATATTTAATGAGTACATGCTTCGTATCCATAGCTCCGAAGACAATACGTGCCTGGTATTTAGTCAAAAGAAAGGAAAGTGGATCGGCACAACAGACTTTAAATTTGAGCGCTTTACCTCAAAGGGAAATCTACTATACGGGACAAGAGATCTTGAAACGTATGAGCTCAATAAGGGATATGTCATGAATGGTGAGCCGGTAAGGGGTCGTATACTTGGCGTTTCCTCTCCGGAGCAAGTGCACGAAAAGGAGTGGATATACATAAGTGTAAATTCTATACAGAAACCAACTCAGATCGAGTTTTACAAGGTGCTGGGGGGCGCCCCGCAATGCGTTCTAAGTCAGTCAAATCAAGGGTCCCTGTACCTCAAAAAGTACAGCGGATGGAGGCAGTTCATCCCTAGGATCTTTGCTTCCGTTTCAGCGAATAGACCTAGACTTCAGGGAAGGATGGTTATATGGCACGTTGAGCACTATGAAGAAACAGACTTTATTGTTGTTGATGTTTCTGTTCAGTATAAGATTCTCAAATTAAAATAATTTTATTACTTTTACGTCATGGATCCAACACAAATAGCAACCACTGCGATAAGTCTTGGTTCAGGCCTTATTCAGAACATTAAGGCAAATAAATTGAAGAAGCAGGCGGACGCCGCGATGCCTGGAAACGTTGATCCCAGCCAAGCAGCATTTTTATCGGAGCTTAATCAAAAAAGAAAAGCTATGGATACCGGCGCTGAGTTTGCTGGGGCAATGCAGAACATTGATGCCACAAACGCGGGTACAAGGCAGGGCATTCTTTCCGCTTCAGGTGGAAACACCGGATCTGCAATACAAGGCCTTCTTGCTGCCCAAGCAGGAGCAGATGCAGCTAAAGGAAACGTTATCGCCCAAGGTCAGTCAAAGCAGTTGATGCTTAATCAAATGTATAATGACCTAAACAATCAAATTTCTGCTAGATCTTTGCAGTTGGATTTGTTGAGGTCTCAACAAAAGAGAGCTGAGTGGGCACAAAAGAAGCAAGCCGCAAACCAAAACATGATGGCCGGAATGACCGGTATAGCAGCTATTGGAGCCGGTCTTGCCGGAAAGGCAATGCCAGGCGGTATTGGCGGTGGTGGCGATATGTCGGCAATAGCTCCACAGCCGACAATTCCTTCGGATGCGGATATGAACATGGAGGCTCCTGGGGCCGGTGCTACCGGAGAGCCTGTAGCTGGAGCGTTAGAGGGCGGAATGCCAGACGCTTCTATTCTGGAAGGGTTAGGAGGTCTAGGCGGATAAAATGGGACTCAACGACGCAAGCATACTGGATTCCATTTCCCCAAAGGGAGAAGATTTTAATGTAAACGATATTTCGTCTTACACTCCCTCTGACATGTCTCCTCAGCAGAAGGAGTCGTTCAACAACATGTACTCGCCATCTACGGGACCACTACCCGTTTCGACCTATTACCCGGGCATTAATCACAACATTGGAGTTGGTACTTATTCTGGAAGCCAGATCGGAAGCGCTACCCTATTTGCCCCTGGCGGAGACCTGGTTCCGTTAGGCCTTCTTGACGCAAGGGATCTTGCGATGAAGCAGGCCGCAATGAAAAAGGCGAAGGACCTTGAAGATTTTAATAAGCAATATCAGTCCCCCACAACAAAGCACACGGCTGTACAGAAAAGTCTTACTGACTCTTATTTTGATGGGCTTAATAAATGGATAGGCAATGCTACCCAAAAAGCTGGTGGTGATCAAGCGACTGCTATAAACATGCTGAAGAACGACGTTGGATTTCAAAGATGGAATAAGGGCATGCAGGATCGTGCAAAGATGCAAGATCAAGGTGTTGAGATTGCAGCGCAGCTTCAGTCTGCTGAGAAGGATGAGAACTTTGTTTTAAGTCCAGAGACCAGGAATGCCATGAAGTCCTTCCTTTCCGGGGAATATGCTGGAGCAGATCCATTCAGTAAAGAGGGTACTCAGTTTACAAAGAACTTCATTTCCATGAAGGCCAATTACGACCTTGACAAGGCAGTGAATGACTCCTTGACAAAGGCCATACCTAATTTAGAGCAACTTCCACCTACATTTCAAGGAAGAGGTAAAAATGAATTAGCTACATTCCTTGAAAAAGAATACTTCACTCCAGAGCAAAAGAAATCTATTGCCCATGACATATTCATGGAGAAGTTTCAGGGAACTGGGATTACGGAAGATCAGGTTTTAAAAAACCTTGAAGCTAAAACTGGCGAGAAAATCAAAAGACACGTTCAGCATTATGACAAGTGGTTTAAGCCGGACACTTCCGGAAATGAAACCGATTACACTAATGCAGCCCCTCAGAGTGAGACTTCATTCAATGTATCGGTTCCTTCATCAACGCCCGGACAAAAATCAAAGACACTTGAAATATACGGCGCCAATTCATTCAAGACATCTGCCGATGACGAGAAAAAGGAAATAAGCATCACCGCCGGACCAAACACTGTTGACCTTCAGGGTAAAAAGATTCACGAAAAGGCCGGTCAGCTAAAGGGAACAGTGTCTCAGATATTTACAGGTTATTACGATAAGGCAAGAAAAAGATGGCTCAGCCCTCAAGAAACGAAAGACTTTAAGGAGGGCAAGATGGGATCTGCAAATGACATTATCGCTAAGCCTGCAGTTATGTTCAATATAAAGAAAGAAGAGGGAGATAAAGGTCCGGGTAACGCACTTATTCTTGACGTTAACGACGTTAAAGGTAAGTACCCAAAGAAGGGTAACCAGAAAAAGAGCTTTGACGATCTTATTTCTGATTTAGAGGTTGCAACTGAAACTGAAAATAAAGAAGGACGACTTGGTACCGGATGGAAGCAGGGCTTAAAAACAGGACCTAAAACAGGTGCAAAAGGTGAATCTACGAAGACAAACAACGCTGATAATTTAAGAAAAAAGTATAATTACTGATGCCTGGAGACGAGAAAATACTGTCTGACGCTGATCGCGCAAGACTCGATGGAATTGTCAATAAGATGATTGAGAACAACGAAAAGGATGAAGACATCCAATTTGTTGTCAATGATTTTAAAGATAAGTATGGCTTAAAAAAAAAAGAGTCTACCACTTCTCCTTTGGCATCTACTTCAACGGATCTATCTACAAGTGCACCGTCGGTATCGGAAGGTGGCACATCAGGATTGGCAAGTACGCCATCGGTCTCTACAGGGCCTACAATGACGATGAAGGACGGGAAACCGTTCCTGAATCTTAATCAACAGGTAACGCCCGTAGATCAGACACTGAAGGCCGCAACCACTCAGGCCGACATCACGCCAAAGAGCAACGTATACGCTCCACTTGAAAAAGTTCAGATAAAGAACGAGGATCAGGGTACCGGCATTGGAACCGCCGTGGCTAGAGGGACTGCAAGGATGGTGAACTCAGTACTGAAGTCTCCAAAATTCGTGTATGATATTTCCGTAGCTCAGCAAAACCCAATAGTAAAGGCAACCCTGGATAAGCTGAACATGGGATCTGCCGAACAGCTTGCGGGGAAGTTAGGGATATGGGACCCTACTAAAGAGATAGACGCCGCCATACAGGCCAACGAGCAGGAAATGGCTCAAAAGTATGATCAGTCGATAAATGATTATTTCTTTGGCGAAAAGCCAGATGTCAAAAAGGGATTATCTCTGTTAGCGAACAGGGTAGCGGAGGCTTTACCTACAACGATGGCTCTCATGATGACCGGTGCTATGTCTTCCGCTGAAGGTATTGCTGGCTCAACGATCGCCTTTGGGGCGGAAAAGAAATCTCAACTTGACGCTAACAACCCGGACATGTCCGAGGATGATAAAACGGCAAACGCCCTAATCTCGGGGGCACTTGAAACCGTAACAGAATACTTGCCAACAAATGCGTTGGTTGGTCTCGCCGAAAGAGCGCTTATGAAAACGGGAGTAGAATCTGCTAAGAAGGTAGCGAAAGAAGGATTTAAGGCCGTCGTTGGAAAAGCGTTAAAAGAATACGGAGGAGCGTTCATGTCTGATGCTGTTGGTGAAATGGCAAATCAGTTTGGAGAAAACGTTACTGACAAGCTTACCGGTGCAGATCCAAACAAAAATCCGTGGGACGGAGTTATGGATGCTATGTGGATTTCTTTAGGATCTACCGGAGCTATGACGGCGCCTATTGCAGCTATTGACGTTGTTAAGACAGCTTCTGGACTGAAAAAAGCAACTGAGCTGGAAAAAAACAAAGAGTCTTTGACTCAGGACCTACAGTCACCGGAGGTATCCCCAGAAACGAAGTCTATAATATCTGAGAAGATAAAGAACATAAACGACGAAGAGGCTACGCTCGCCCAACAGGAAAAGGAAAGATATGCTGCCCTCCCACAGGAAGGCAAAACTGAAGTTGACAGGTTGCTTGGTGAAATAAAGAAGGTTACCGACGTGCTTTCTGATCCCGCCGTTTCTGATGATACGAGAAAGGCCCTTCAAAAGGAAGTTGACGACTTCAATAAGCAGATAGAAGACGTCTACGACCTTTCAGAGCAGGGCATTGAAAAGGAAGACTTCATGGCTGAGTTCCAAAAGTCCCTCGCCGAGGAGCAACCAGGAACAAAAACAGAACCGGCTACTATACAGAAAGATCAGGCCGTCACAACAGATGAGCAAGCTCAGCAATCGGCTGAACAAAAGAAGCCTGAAGCTAAAGAAGTAGAACTTCCAGGTGTAGATGTTGGTGGGGTAAAGGGCCTCCCTAGAAAAATGGTTTTTGACGAATCTGATCAGAAGTGGAAGCAGAGCGTTGGTGGAGAGCTTACAAACGTATCCGATCAAGCTCAGCAGGAAGCTCAAGGCATTTACGAAGAGGCTTTAAACAAAAAAAGGGAAGAGTTACAAAGATCAGACGTTATTTCTTCGTCAATAAACGTGGCGCCATTATTCAGTCAGAAGATAAAGAATATGGATGAAGCTAATCAACTTCACGCCACCAGGTTTTACAAAAAATACAAGCAGGACGTTAGGGATGTAGCAAAAGAGTTTAATGTAACAATAGACGCGGAAGAGGATGGAATAGGTGGATTTGCAGATTTAAGTGAGGCGACTACCGTTTTCAAAGTTACCGGTGACTTTAACGATATCGTAAAATTGGCAGCAGCCGTGGGGGGCTTGACACCTGAAGTTCAGGAATCTACAATAGCTTCAATGTACGTTCAGGATGGTGACAAAAACCACAATGCTGATCAGACCGAAGTGGGCATAGACAACCCAGAAGCGGCAATAAAGGCTGCCAGAGATGCTGGATTCGAATCAACTGGTTATACGCTAGTTGGAAATAAAATTAACTTTTTAGAGATTTTTGACTATCCGGATGCGAATTTTAAAGAAAAAATCATTACCTTTATTAACAAGTATAATGAATATGGAGGCAGAATTGAATCAACAGAAAAACGAGCAGTTAGATCAGAATACATCGATCATGTCAGAAGGGGAGAAATTTTATCAGAAATTGAAAAGTCTTCCTTACAACAACGACAGGGTGGGTCAAGGCTTCGTGACATATCACGGAAAGCCAAACAACGAACCGACAGTTATCGGAAGTGGAAAGAAATAGATTCCACAAAAGAGGCTAAAAGATATCGTGAGCTTCGTAAAAAGCAGATAGACCTATCTGCTGAAGGTAAAAAACTATCCAAGGAAGAGAAAGCTGAAATTTCCAAGCTAGAGAAGTTTTTAGCTGAACCATTAGCTTCAATCATAGCAAGCGATAAAGAGCTATACGAAGAAGCTAAAAAAGACATTGACGCAATAACAAACCAAGTGTCATCTATTGTAGATGATGGATTTTCTTTAAAGCCAGAGATCAAGAGGCCGTCAAGGGCTGCCGAGAAAGTAATTCGGTGGTATGATATTCAGCCAAACTTGTTGAATGACGGAGCTAGAGCAACTATTATCGTAAACAACGATAGTGACGCAGACTTTGTTTTCAATAGGATGACTGAAATGTACAGCGTGCCCGGAATGAGAGCTCCGGTTAACGAGAAAACGTTTTTAGGGTTTAGAAAAAGACTCTTAGAAATAAGAGCTGAAAATGGAAAGATAGTTGAAGTGCAGGTCACAACTCCGGCAGTTTATTTAGCTAAAGAGGGATTAAGTCACTTCCTTCCTGAAAACAGAAAGGCAGCAGAAGATGCATTAAAAGAGGTGCGAAAAAAGGTCGGATTCGATATTCCGGAAGGAGGAGGTCACTTCTTTTATGAGATATCAAGAGATGAAAATGTTCAGGACGAATTAAGAGACAAGGCAAACGATTTAAGTAAAAAATACTACGATCTATTCTTTAGTGAAACCTTCTCCATGAGCAAGGAGGATTTCACTAAAGAGCTTTCCGACTTCGTGAAGGCTGTAGATAGCGCGGATAAATCAGAGTGGGACCCAAGTAATAAGGGTAATGTACCTACTCCAATAAGAGAATTTATTAACCAAAAACCAAAAACCAATGCCACTAAAAAAGGGAACATCACAGAAGGTGATCAGCAGCAACATCAAAAAAGAGATGAAAGCGGGGAAACCGCAAAAACAAGCGATCGCGATCGCAATGTCGAAAGCGGGAAAAAGCAAGAAGAAGAAGTAACTAAAGAGGAGCCTGTTTCTAAAAAGAAAGAGGCTCCTTCTAAAGAGCTCGTAGACGAGGAAGAGGAGGCGGATAAGGAGCTGAAAGAGGATCAGGAAACCATCGATAAGATGGACAAGGACCTCGCCGCAGCAAAGGCTATAAACAAGAATGATAAGGATGCTGTAAAAAAAGCTGAGGATAAATTCAAGGGAGCCATCTACAGGGCATTTATTGCAAAGGACCAAAAGAAAATAAAGAAGACCACCTATACTGCGTTCAGGAATGCAATGCAGCAGATAATAGGGCCAAAGCTTAATGCTAACGCAGAAGAAAGCAAAGCAAGACTGGAGCAATTAAAGGAAGTAATAAAGCAAAGACTTTTAGGGGAAGGTTATAAGAAGATACTTCTTTCCGCTCCCGGTTTTGGTCCCGCTCAGGTAGCCGCATTGATTGACTTTACTATTGAGGCAGCAAAGAAAGCGATTGACGCCGGTTACTCGATAAAAGACGCCGCAGAGAGGGCGATAGCATTCGCTAAGGGGCAGCCAATCTATGCCAAGCTAGTTGAGAAGAAGCATCTCGACGAAAAGGAATTTGAAAGTGCTGTTAGGGATACGTTCAACCCAAAAGAAGAAAAGAAAGAAGAAAAGAAAAAGGAGGAGCCAAAGGTAGAGAAGAAAGAGGAGACAAAGGAGCGCAAGACCTCGCAGCGTGTGATGGAGTCCAATTTCGTTGATCCCGGCATAAAGGATGCCCTTGCGGAAGAGGGATTCAAGTATGTTCCTCGCGGAATAAATATGGCGCAGAGTGATGCCAGGAAAATTGTAAAGCACTTCCTTGAAAACGATAAAATAGACGACCTCATTGAGACTGTTACCACTAACTCTGAAATGAGCAGGGTGGAGAAGAACTCAATGGCCGCTACTATATTTGAGGCGCTGAATAAGGAGATTGGTAAGACTTCTGATGAGGACACAAAAAACGAACTCAGAAAGAAGGCTGTAAAAATGCATCAATTCCTTGCCAAGAACTTAACGGAGAGTGCTCAGGATCTCAGGCTGAACGGAACGATCAATAAGTCAATAGCTGAGGGTGACCCTGATGTTGCCATTACTTTGTTGAAGGAACAAGCCCAAAAGAATATCGAGAAAAATCTCGGAACAAAGGAGCAGGACAAGAAGATTAACGATACTGTAAATTCCCTTAACAACATTGAGGAGGAAGTTTCCAGGAGAGTGAAGGAAAACCTTACTGAAGAGGTTGAGAAGGAGATTGAGAAAAGAATACTTAAAGTTGTCCCAAAGGAAACTATAGATAAGCTGAACAAGTTTTTTGATGGGTTGCTGATAAAGCCAGGCGGGAAGTTATTTGCTGACGTTACCGGACTCGGGGGACTTACCGTATTGGTGTGGAATGGAGCCGTTTCAACAGTAAAGGGCGCAGTTTATCTTGGATTAACAGCGTACAATGGAGTTGCCAATAGTCAAATGATCAATAACGCCGTTCAGGCTGGCGTTGACTACATAAAAGAAAATCATAAGGGTGAATTTGACGAAAAGAACTTCAGGGATAAGGTAACTGAAGAAATTACAAAAGGTCTTAAAGATAACGGAATAGAGATCCGTGAAAGGAAAGAACGTAAGAAGGATCTCGAAAAGATGGTTGATGATGTTGTCAATGAAATGAAGGAGGGGAAGAAACCAAAACCGCAATCAGAGAAAAAGACCGAGAAGAATGCCGATGTAGAAAAGGTCAAAGCAGTAATGGAGCAAGCCATAGGAAAGCTTGAGATGTCTGATTATGCGAAAAAGAAGTTGACCGTAGACGTAATTGATCACCTTGAGAATAACGACGGTAAAATAAGTAAAAAGAAGTTCAAGGAGCTTTACGCAGAGGCTCTAGGATATGATTTTGTCACTCCTGAAATAGAGGCAGACATTAAAGCTAATTTTGAGGAAATTAAAAAAGCGACTGACCTTCAGGATAAAATAAACGACAAGCTAGACGAGGCTGTGTCTGCCGAAAATTCATATAAGGCAAAGGGCCAAAAGATGCCATCCGAAGAAAGGTCTAAGTTCATAAAAGAAATCAACGCACTCAGAAAGGAGCATAATACACAAACGCTAAAAGCCCAGAAGGCCAACGATAAGATTTCTGGACACTTTAGGGAAGGTAAAAACTTCTACAGAATGCTTGGAGCCGTACTTCAAGGAAACCTACTCACTCCAATGTCGCAGGTATTCAATATAACCGGATACCTCTATACGCTTCCTGTAAGGTTTGTTGGCGGCCTCGCTGGTACGGCATTGGACTTAGTTGAGTCTGGGTTAGCTAGGACGAAACTCTTTGGTGATCGCCTTGATAAAAATCTTCAAACAAACATTTTTGCAGAGACTGCTTATGGACTGAAGTACGGAGTTGCTCCAGGAGTTCAAGAGGCTTTATTCAAACTGAAGACCGGACAGTTAAGCGAAGACACCGCACTACGTGATGTGAGTCAAAAGTTTAACGCTTTTGATTCGTTCTATGACTTCTTTTCAGGTAAACTAAAGGGCAAGGATTTTGAAACAAAAGTTACCTCTTTGTTTGAGGGAACATTTGGATTACCTGCCGAGATCATGTTCCGCCTTCTAGGTCCTGCAGACATCATGGTGAGAAAAGGCAAGGAGTATGGCCGTCTTGCCGAGCTAGCAAAGGCACAAGGCCTTGAGGGATTTGAGTTCATGCGTGAAATACTAAATCCGGCAACTGAGCTTAAAGAACAGGCGCAACAGGAATCACTTAGAGCTTCCTATCAAAATGAGAACGTTCCTACCAAGACTATTAAGTTCATGGAAAAAGGGATGGAGGACTGGATAAATAAGATCGCCGGAGAAAAGCTTGGCTATCATCTCAATGGAATGCTTAGCCTGGCAAAGACAGCCGTTATTCCTTTTACGAAAACACCTATTAACGTGGTGAGCGAATTGCTTCAGTACTCGTTCCCTCCTATATCATTTGCTAAAGCGCTTGTAGCTGCAAAGCACGGAGATAGAAGGGCATTTAACGTATCCATGGGAAAGGCAATGGTTGGAGCTGGCCTGTCTTACATAGCATATCAGCTGATCATGAACGGGCTCATGACCGGGGCTCCAGATGATGAGGATAAGGACAAGGAAAAGAGAGCAATGTATGAGGGCATAGGGTATAAGAAAATGAACTACTCCGCCCTTCAGAGATTCATTGCCGGAGATCCTAATTGGAATAAGATAAAGGATAATGACAACTGGGTTAACTACGAGAAGATGGGCCTTCCTGGCATGGTAATGGCTACGTGGGCTGCATACTACAAAGATCGCACCCCTGAAGAAATGCGTGACCAGAACCTTGCCGGTGATATGTTTGCCGGAATACAAGCCACCCTAAAGGCTTCTTTAGAGCAATCATTCCTTAAAGGAACATCAGACGCGTTGACCTCTTTGATGAACCCATCCGGCAAGAAGGCTCAATACTTCTACGTGAACTACCTGGGGTCCATGGCTAGTATCGTGTATCCTAATACTCTAGCTTCAATAAGTAGGTCGTCGGATCCATTAGTGAGAGACAAAAGAACAGACGAGGGCTTTACCAAAATGCTGGTAAATGACTTCAAGGTAAAGATGTTTATGGGCGATCAGCTTCCTAGCCGCGTGACTCTTTGGGGTGAAGACGCCAAAAAGGTTCCGGAAGGAACTAACCCATACGTCTACTACCTGCTTGATCCTATAAAGTCAAATTCAGTGAGCACGAAAACATTTGGATATAAGATATTTGACTTTTGGAGGAACGTTTCGGAAAGCAATAAAGACCTGAAAAACAAGATATTACCTTCCATTCCTCAGAAGTCTTTGAGGATGAATGGACAGGACATCCCTCTTACTGATTCAGAATATAACACGTTCCAGAAGTTAGTAGGAAAGAGTCGTGCCCAGGGGGCGGAGGCATACGTGTTATATGGTGACTTTGACACCGATGATCCGCAGACAAAGGCGGAAACCCTTCAGCGTATTTATTCGTCATCGTATTCATTGGCCAAGGATGAAATGATAAACAACACTCCAAGGTTACAAGAAATTATGATGGCAGATTAGAATGATTATAAATAATTCATATATTTGCACACAATGGCTCTTCAGCTCAAAATAAACATCGAGGAGAAGGAAAACTCCTTTGTTGTAGTTGATCTAACTGGTAAGTATAGATACGATAATTTGACGGGTTGGGGGCCAGCTACCGCCGAGGTAAAAAATATCTCGAAGGCTACTCTCTCAATATGGAAACCGGGAGCAACGCAGCCGAAAGACGTTGACGTTACTGGTGACTTCCCAAATAAAGAATGTATCGATATTGAGATCCTTCCATATATGGCGGGCCTCACCGGAAGTGTACTTGTAAGTGGAAAATATAAAGTTAAGCTCACTGTTGAGGGGACTGACTGCAAAGGAGCCACTTACTCAAAGTCAGCGACGGTAGAAAAGGTATTCGTGAACGATGTCACTTGCTGCCTTGACAAGCTTCAAAAAAGGGTAAATAGGGATGCTTACCAAGAGAAGTTACAGCAAAACATAATCATTTTAAGTAATTTGCTTGAATCTGCAAATTACGCTATTTGCAAAGGATTAACGGAACAGGCTTCAGAAATTGTTGAGTTGCTTAAATCTCAGTGTTCATGCGTGGATTGCTGATAAAAATATAAACAATGGCTTGTTCAAAGTGTAAATCAAATAAATGCTGCTGCCCAAAGGTGATCACAAAGATCGGCCCTCGTGGCCCGAAAGGTCCTCCCGGCCCGAAAGGTCGTGATGGCCAGGATGGTCTCAGGGGACCGCAAGGCCCGGCATTCGTTCCCGACGTTAACTTCATCGAAAGGGAAACGTTTCAATTCATAAACGTAGGATCTCCAACGGCCAATGACTCTGACCTTATAGTGTCTGGTCTTGCCGCCGGTACCTATATGGTTTTTGTTGAGGTTGACACCATTTTCAACAGGGATACTAACGTTGCAGAAAACGGATCGATCTCTATTTTCTTGAACGGAACCCTCAATGAGAGAAACATAAACTTTGACAACCCAGGTGTCCAGAAGAGAGGCTTTAAGCTTGTCCTTAATGCCGTTGTGGTGCTTGCCGCTCCCGGAAACATATCGGTGAACTACTCAATGACGTCGTTCCCGTTGAACCCAACCACTTCTTTCACATTCCTTAAAGGATCAATAACCACATTAAAAGTATCGTAATGAGCTGTAAGTCAGAATCAGAAAAACAGATGGAGGCCAAGATAGCTGAGCTATCTGATGCTGTAGAAGCCATAAACAAGAGCGCAAAGTTTTTGCTTGAGGGTCACCCTATCTTACTCATTCAGCACGTTGACGACATCGCTCAGTTCGATTTCAATTCCGGAGAGGGTACCGGAGCGTGGTACGGGTGGGCAATGTGCACTGGAAATCAGTACACCAATCCATCAACAAAGAAAAAGATATCAACGCCAAACTTCGTTGATCGGTTCATCGTTATGGCCACTGGCAATTACGAGGTGGGTGACGTTGGCGGCGCAGATGAGGTGACACTCACTGAGGCTCAGATGCCTAGTCACAATCACACGCTTACCGATCCCGGACACGGACACTCTCTTAGTGACCCGGGTCACGATCATGCGGTGACGGACCCAGGCCATGGTCACACGTCTGATCCGCATGCCCATAACTTTGAGGATACAAAAACTGAAGCTAACTCAGGTAGCCCATTTGCTATTCCTACATCCGGAACCGGGGCAGGCGTTCTCCTTGGAGACACTAATACCACAAAGCAGACAGACCCAGCCACCGACACTCTTCAAGATAACGTGACAGGCCTTACCGTAAATAACGCGTTTACCGGAATTGGAGTACAAGAGGCTGAAGCTGGAATCACCATTGAGTCTGCCGGTAGCGGAGAGGCTCATGAAAATAGACCTCCTTATTACGCCGCCATTTATGTAATGAAACTGTGGTAGAGCTTGAAGACATAATCTGCTCTGCTCAGGAGTGCTCAGCAAAGCTGGGCGCAAAGTACGCTCATGCCTTTAAAAACGGAGAAGACACGGATCAGCTGAAGTGGGATTTCTTGAAGTTAAACTCTTTCATAAGAACACTTTGCCGAAACCAGGTGAAGGTTGTTTACAAGAAAGAGAGATTTTTATTGAAAACAGTGCCCATCAGCTCTTTGACGAAACATAATTCTTTCCTATCTTTGAAGAACGGTTACAAGACCGTATGTACTAGAACGGAAATAGAGCCCTGTCTTCCTGAATCTGAAATCAATCACATTGTAGAACAAGTAAAACTGTTGTGCCAAGGGTGCGACTGTAATTTATAATAAAGATGACAGCAACAACTTATACAGAGCAGAGGGATTACCTCAAGCATGCTAAAAAAGAAAGTGAATGCGGATGCGGATCCAAAAACGAAGGATGCGGATGCGAAAAAAAATGCGATGATTGCGGATGCTGCCCTCCGGGCCTAGTGGCAATCTATGATGATCAAGGTCATCACCTCGCGTGCCTCACCCCCAACGATGCTGAGCTCTACAAGAAAAACATTGTTATCTGCCAAGACGGATATGTGAAGTTGTTTAAGGATAGCACCGGTGAGTTCCTTGGTTGCGTTAGTGAGGATTCCTATGAGAACCTCAATAACAACGTCAACAACGCATCGATTGATCCTGAAGGTCTGTCGATCATCCCTACAACAAACACAATGAGCGTGGGCGGAACCCTTCAGTTGTATCCAAGGTTCACACCTACCAACACAACCGACCAAGGCGTTACATGGTCTTCAAGCAATGCTGCCGCTGCCTCTGTTGATGCGAGCGGTTTGGTTGAGGCTCTTGGCGCCGGTACAACAACAATCACCGCCACATCTGATGCGGATGGAGCAATAGTAGCAACAAGAACAATAACAATTTCATAAAATGGATGTACAAGTAATTGCGGCGTCTAACTTGACGCCTCCATCATCGGGATATAAAACTCTCTTCATTAACACTGAAGATAGCAACATTCTGTCGTGGATGGACAGCTCTGGAACAGTAACGCGATTCACTGAAGGTGATGCCGACTGCTGTTGCGAGATCGCAAAGGAATATGCCGATGGCATTCTTTGCGCCCTGAATAAGGGAATGCTAAGTCCTTCGGAGTTCAAGTCACTCGTTGATGCAGGGTTCACTATCAACTCTTCGTCTACAGACGACGGCGCTGGAAACAAAACATGCACAGTAACATTTGGATCAGTAAACGTGTCTTAATTTTATGTCCGAGTTAGGGAAAACTCTTATCTCCGTAGAAAACACAGTGAAACTGGTGGTTTTATTATCCGGCTTATCCGGTGTTATCTGGACCATAAAAATGGACAACCAAGCCCTGCGCACAGAAGTCATGCTTGCCGTTCAGGGATATAAGGCGGCAGACGAAAAAATTGAACTAAAGATCGAGAGCTTATCCAAAAACGACGATAGGCAGGATAAAGACATTGATTTCTTGACAACAAGTTTCTTTGCCCTTAATCCCGATCAACCAAGAATAATGAAGAGAAGATATGAAAGTAAGTGAACACTTCGTAGTACAGGAATTTGTATCTCCAGAGATATTCAATACTCCTGGCATAAATCCAAAGTGGTTTGTTAGCAGATGGCAGATCAGCGTAGCGGAGGCTTTAAAGAAGTACTTCTCTGCCATTGCCGGAAAAGAGGTGTTTATAACCATAAACAACTGGCACACCGGAGGCCCTCTTCAAAATAGAGGAACGCGTCACCCAAACACCTCAACCGGAGGAACCCTTTCTCAGCACAAGCTGATGAACGGCTTTGACTTCAATGTTTCTGGGATGACATCCGATCAGGTTTATGATCATATCATGCAAAACCAAAAGGTGTTTATGGACATGGGAATTACCACCGTTGAAGATAAAACCATGACAAAAGGGTGGACGCATATCGATGGAAGGATAACAGAACTTGATCATTTATTTATTGTAAAGCCGTAATAATGGGATTTCCAAGTATAGCAAATTTATTCAAGAAGTCAGCCGAGGGAGCTACCGGAGGGATACTTAAAGGTGCCGCCGATATCATCGGTAAGTTCGTTGCCGATCCAACCGAAAAAGCCAAGGCTCTAGCTGAGCTTGAGCAAGCCAAAATAAAGCACGAAGAAGAGATGGCAAAGATCGGCGTTGACATCGAGAGGCTTGAGCTTGAGAAAGATAAGGCCTACCTTGCGGACATGGACTCTGCAAGGAAGATGCAAGCCGCTGCCCTTCAGCAGGGGGATGTATTCTCGCGTAGGTTCATCTACTACTTTACCATTGGCCTTACTCTGGCAACAATGATATACGACTTCTGCTTCTTCTTTGTAAGTTACCCGGAAAGAAATCACGACGTTGTGAATATGATCGCCGGTGTACTGAATACCGGATGCTTAGTGTCTATCATTAACTTCTTCTACGGAAGCTCAAAGAGCTCTGAGAAAAAGCAGGACATGATAGAGAGAATGAATTTTTCAAACAAATCATAAGAATTAAAAAATAGCAATACGCCATGCAACTATTAAAGCTCACCGTTAGGTCAAGAAATGGAAAGATCCTTCCAACTCCAGAGGAGATGATTTTTGACATCGACAACATAAAGTCGGTTATTTTCAGAAACGGGGAGCCTTACTTCGGTTTCCTTACCTTGGCGGAAAAAGGGTCCAAGATATTGAACTCGTATACCGTTATTGAAGATCCTTATCAGATCGCTGCTCAGAGCCAGAACTTACTTGTTCTAAGGGTTGTTTCGATAAAAGGAAGGGCTATTTCTGATACCAGGATCTTTGATGCCAGAAAGATCGTTGATACAATAACCGTTGACGATGATGGTAATTCGAAATTCCTATACCAGGAGAGTGATAATCCAAACCTCATAGAGTACGTTGTTTCGGATACCCTCACTGAGATATATGATCAGAATGCTGTTACTGGCGGTCAGGCTGGTGGCGGACAGGACCTTATATCCTTTGCTGTTTCCGATGAAACAACCGGAATTGTTACCGCCAATGACCTGATAAAGACACACGCCCCGTTCGATTTCACGCTTGACGATCTCTTCGCAGGCCTTACCACTGTCATTCAAGGTGGAGCTGCCGATCCTCTTGAGGTGGACATAAAGAAGAATGGAGTTTCCATCTTTGGCACCACAAAGCTTATGATCGATCCAGGAGAGGAGACATCTCTTACTGCAGCCTCGCAGCCTAGCATTGCCACAACTTCATTCGTGAAGGGTGATGCCATCACCGTTGATGTCCTTGACGGGTCTGACAATACAGCAACGGGCCTAAAGATATACATGAACGTAACAAGAGTGTAATAGATGGTTATAAATCCATATACGTACTCTCTGGAGGATCCGGATGCTGACCTTTACTTTAGTCAGCTTACCGGAACGGTGAGTGATCAGTTCAAGCACGATGTAAAGGTTCTTGTCCACAAGCTCAAGAAGCAGAATATGTGGAACAAGCTAGATCGCTTATGGCTTCTCGCTACAGAGAATCAACAGAACTCAACAATATCGTTGGTTAACCCGCTGTCTACACCGTTAACCGAGTATAATAACCCTACATGGACCGCTAATCAAGGTTACACCGGTAATAGCGGGGCTAGCTCGTATATTGATACAAATTACAACTGTAGCATAGATGGCGTTGCCTTTCAGCAGGACAGTGGTTGTTTATTCATGTACTCAAGAACAAATTTAGATGGTGTGGTTAATGATATAGGCGTTGTTACCCAATTCCCTCAAAACATAAACTGCCTTACGCTCAGGAACTCAAACTTAATGGATCCGTATCTGAATAGTCCATCTCAAAACACTCAGATACCATGTACAGATAGTAGGGGATTCTTTGTGTGTAACAGGAACAGCCCTACGCTTATTGAAGTCTACAAGAATGGGACGCTGTTTGGGTCTACACCAGGCAACAGCACGGCTGTACCTTTCTTGAACAACTTCTTGCTTTGCATAAACTATCTAGGAAATCCAGGATTCTATTCCGACAGACAGCTTGCCGTTGCCGGATTTGGGGGTGGAGACCTTAATCAAACTCTCTTTAATGCTGCAATACAGGAATTTGCCGTAGCCAGAGGGTTCAACATATAGTCGCGTTTTTACATTAAAATGATTAAATTTGTATCATGCCAAAGACATCATCAATATCACTACTAGCCAATGCAATGACTGTGACCAGAGATCCGGTTGCCGACAACATTGCTGAGGTGTACCCTAAAAGTCAAATCGTTGACGTGCAGGGCGCTTTCATGCAAAAGCCCATTAACGCTCAAGAGGGCGAGTGGCATTACAAGTACGACACCATGACCATGCTTTGCCTAAGACTCAGCAATGGTGTGGAGCAGCGCATTGAACTGCAAGAGGTGTCTAATCAGGCTACGTGGAATACAGGATTATTAACCGGTCTGCAGCAAGCTGTTGCAGACATTCAAACTTGGCTATAATGGGACAAAAAATTTGCGACGTAAGTATTCGTACCGCCGATAATGGCGTGATCATCAATTACACATTAAAAACAAAGAGGTCTGGATCGGGTCCATACGATGACTACAGCCACGACTACAAAACTGAAGTGTTTGATTGTGATGAAGAGGAAGATCTAATGGAGGCTCTTGAGCGATTCAAGTCTCTATTCATTCAATCAATGAAGGATAATTCATCCAAGATGATGATGCCTTCACTTCACGAAAAATCGGAAGAGTAATTTTAGTTAAACAAAAAAGCCAGGCATTCAATATCCTGGCTTTTTTGTTTTAGAAGTCTGGAAGATCGTCTTCTTTTGGTTTCTCTAAAGAGGGCTCTTTTCTATTGAGGATCACGTCCCTCATGTCTTTCTCCTCGACCGGCTCCTCGTTTAACACCTCTTCCGGAGGGGTATCCTTCATTTCCATCTCGTAGGTTACCTTGAGTTCAACGCCCATCTTACTTGACGATATGAGCTCGCATAGATCGCGAAGGGTAACCTTGTGCACCTTCGCTACACTTGCCGATACGCCTGTCATTTTTGAGATAACATCAATGCGACTTGTTTTCATCACCTTGCATATCTCATCAAACATGGCGGAGATATCCCCGTTGCTTAACGAGGATATCTTTATGTAGTTCTTTGCCATGTCTTAACCTTAGAATGGTAGATCGTCGTCGTCCTCTGGATATGTGCTCGCCGAAGTCTTTGTGGTGCTTTGAGACGCGTCCTGAGTAGATTGAGATGTTCCCGCAGGAGTCTCTTTCTTTGTCGTTCCTCCAAGGGAAGCATACGATACAGCGTCACCGTCAACAAACAGATCCCAGATGTGATATGAGTTTGTTTGCGAGTACGGGGTTTTGGTGTCATATCCTTGCTTGTGTTTGCGCCCCTTGTACTGAATGCCTACGTAGGCTCCGATGGCTACCTCGTCAAACTTTTTGTCAAGGACAACTCCTCCCGAAACGTCCCACTTTTCTCCAAGGGTGCCGTCATCATTGATCTTGTGAATGGTGTGAATGACGAAGTTACCGTCTTTCCCTTTTTGCTCGCGGCTACCCATGTAATAGCCTTCCATGAAGTTGTCGGACTTCTTGTCACTCATCTTGAAGCCATTCTTTTCCGTCATCTGTGGCTTCCACTGATTTTCGTTCGATTCTGAAACCTTGTTCCAGTTCCTTTTTGTCTGTGTCATCTTTTCTTTTTTGTTTTTGGTTATACTTATTTGTTGCTATCTCCTCCCTTATGGAGTCAATGTATTGATATAATTGTTTGAACTCGCCTTCCCGGAGATTCATGAGGTCTCGCTTCAGCCTCCTCACAGATTCCCAGTTGTCGTTGTACTCTAAGTTAGCGGCATCCTTACTCATTTCAACAAGCCTGGAAATGACATTGTTTATGTGAGGAAGGACCAGTCGCTTCTTAGTGATTCTTGTTGTATTCATCCTCTAGATCTGCTTTTACTTTCTTTGCGTCGAAGTCACTCTTAACCACAAACTGAACCCGAGGCTCTATCCCTAATAAATCCAGCATTTTCTCGAATTGCTCTTTTGTTATTTCGCAGTTACTTGCATTCACGGAGTTTATGTATGAAGACATAAAGCTGTGGTAATTATACTTTATGTGGTTACACACGTGCCTCAAGGGAATACTGTTCTCGGTCACTCTTTTTATTATGACCTTCTTTAACTCGTTACTACCGAGGTATGTCTTTAGTATGTTCACTTTTTCGCTCCGACAATGATCACGCGGCCACTAAGCCTATCGCGTAGATCCTCATACTTTTCAGAAATAAGCATGGTGTCAGATTCAACTTCCTCGGATGGATCCTTGCCGGTCATCTTTTTCTTTGAGAATAAGACGATCAGCGTTGCGTCTCCATCGAAGTCATCCTTGGCAGTTTTATGCCATGGGCGAAATGTCTTTATTTCGCTTACTTGAAGAACTTCCGGTACCAGTACCTTAATTCCGTTTCTGTTTGTAACTACTCTAGTTAGTTCAATGAAATCCATATCACAAATATATGGTTTTAACCCAAATACTCATCAATAATTTTTACAGCCTCATTGAACCCACATGCAAATACAGCCTTGTAGCCCTCCTCTTCAAGGGCTTGAAGGACCTCGTACTGCTCCTCCAGGTGCTTCCCCGCCCTCACGGCTTTACCCCCTTTCTTGAATACAGCAAAACCCTCGCGCTTCAATTCTATGAATAGGCCGTTGTACCTTTTGTATGCCTTTCCGGTCTCATCGCTCTTTACGGATGCTTTTGCAATGAACAGGTCCGGCAACCCTCTTGACGACCTCATGCGCTTGTGCATTGCCGCAACATGAATCCTTAGTTTCATGCCGCTGGCTAGATCACATGTGAATATGGTGTTTGGATACTTTCTGCGTATGTAATCACATACGGCGAGCTGAACTTTCTCTTCTTTCTTTTGCATTATTGTAGTTTTACTTCGTACTTATACGCTTCGTAACTCTCTACCCTTAACCTCAAGGTGTCGTCCACCTCAATGATCGCATCGACAACCCCTCCGTTACCCCTTTTATCTACGAATTTAAGGTAAAATTTCTTTTCGGTATAGATGATGTCGTCGCTTATTTTGTCCGGGGATAGGTTTTCCATACTCGCTAACAGAGATGTTGAGAAGTACCCGTCCATGTTAGCCACTGTCTTCACCCCTCCACGACATACGGGGCCGCTATCCCTCTTCAGCTTGTCTGGCTGGCCGGATATGTGGAGCAATCCAATCACGCATACATCACCCTTCTTGGCTATCTCCTTGCAGGCACGTGTATTCTCAATGGTAGCGCGTATCTCGTCCATGCCGTATTGGTCCATTTGCGTTACGCCATCGATATACACCTCTTCGATCTTCTTTCCGGTCTTTGCTTCAATGTGCTTTATTGTGGCAATCACGTTCTCTTCATTGAAGCCGGACCCGTTAACGAACAGCAGGTTGTTGTCAAGAACTTTGTTCATTTCTTTTATGAAATCACCCATGTTGTCCTTTGATATCTGACCGGTTTTTATTGCCTGCTGTAGGTTTATTGCCATTGCCAGCAATGATAGCCTTTCGTACCACTGCATTGTTGACATCTCTCCGTTAAGGTACAGCACCGGCTTGCCATTCAGGGCGGACACAAAGGCAAGGAACTGGGAAAGCACAGACTTGAACGTTCCTCCCACGCCGATAACGCCGTAGAAGTTACCCCTCTTCTTACCACCACCCATGGCTATATCGATATTCTCAAAAGTGGTAGGGTTTCCGGATAGGTCGGAACCAATGATGCTCGCCAGGATATCCTCGGCATTCACGTAGTTCAGTTTTACGTCGTTAAGACCGTCGGCCTCCTTCTTCTTGTATAGCTCTACTGCCTCGTTCATGATCTTACCTAGGCTTTTGCCCTTGAACGATATAAAGCCCTTGGCCTGATAAAAGGCGCCGATCTTCTTCATGATATTGTATGATTCCTCGTTGGATACGCCATGGGCGTACAGCAACGATGTCATCCTCATTATATCATCAAGCACAACGTCATCGGAGAAGTTCTGGTTGTATGCCGGAGGCATAAACTCCTTGGATCCTATGTCCTTAACCTCAACCGATCCATGCTCGTGCACGTTGTGGTAATATGCGTTCTTTACGCACTGCGTCGTCTCTTCAACTGTAAGGTCCGTAAATTTGTTGGCGCATAGCGAAAGCGTTGTTTCCTGCACCACCCCGCACCTATTCATAGCGCATGCAAGGGCATGAACATACCGATTCCTTGACCCTTCAGCATATACCATCGTCCTATTCACCCATGATTCGCATAGCCTGAATATCTTCTCTGAGTCCTTTGTAGACGCTACGTTCTCTAGGGCTGCTGGCTGAACATACGACTTAACCTCTCCATACCTTATGTCCACCTCAAACACGCTGCTACCTTCGTTGAGGTACATGTTTGGATCAAAGGACACGAAGCATAGCCGGCACACGTCCTTCCCACTGTCATCGATCTTCATGCAGTACTTATCTTCAAACACCTTCTGCAGGTGCAGGAATGCTGACTTATGGTGCTCAGGTCCATTATTTACTTTCACGAGTATCTTTATCCCCTTTCCAGAAGGAGACGTGAAGGCAGCGTATACGTATGGATCCTCTTTGAACTGGCTCTTGAGCTTCATTATCACCACCTCATCGATGTTATCGATGTCTAGGATTACCATCCCCGAATACTTGATGATCTTTGAAGCCAGCCTCTCTGAAAATGTTCCCGAGAAGGTAACTGCAGGAAGGTTCTTTTTAGCCTCCTTGTATTCCTCCTTGCTCATCCCTCTCAGAGACATTATCTTCCCAGACCACTTACCGTCCTGTATCCTCTTTAAGATCGTATCGTGAGATACATCTGCGGGAACAGTGTGCGTGGCCGTCTTAAACATTGATACCATCATACCTTAACGCTTTGCGCCAGAAAACAAAATTGATCCTCACCGACAGGCTTTATGAACACCGGAATCTTCGCATCTGCGGAGAAGTGAATGGACATCTCATCCGCATATATGCAGGAAAGAATGTTCAGAATGTTGTCGGAGTCAAAACCTCTACTTAGAGCCTCTAGTCCGGAGTTCTTTACGGTGATCACTTCCTCTCCATCCTTTTGATAGGCGGAGTTGCTTGAGGTCATGGTCACCGTTTCATTGCCGTCAAAAGACATGGAGAACAGCTTAATAGACCCATCCTCAGAGTATAGCTTTAGCCTTTTTATGGCATTCCTGAACTCAGAGGTGTTTAGGATTATACACTCGTCCTTCTTTTTTCTGAACAGCATCTCGCTGTCGGGGAAGGCAGTGGTCATTGATGTTGTGATGATCTCGAACTTCTCCACGGTGTCATCCGTAAAAAGTATCATCTTATCCTTTCCGTGGCAGATCACAATCTCACCGGTGTCATTGAGTAGGCTAGCGATCTTATTGGCGCTATCCTTTGGAAGGATGAAGTTATTGAACCACGCGCCTATGCTTACCGGTGAGGTCTCCGTCCTTCCCATTGACTTTCTGTCAAGGGCGGTGAATATGATCTTATTGTTGATATTGTTGATGTTGATGCCCTGGTTGGATACGTTAGTGTCCATGTTGTCGATGAACTTCTTGGACATGCGTATGCCGGTACGAAGGTCATGCTGGTACATTATGAACTCACTCTCATCTGACAACCTCGCCATCGGCATCATCGGGTAGTCTTCGGCCTTACACCACGACGAAATGTTGTATTTACTCTTTCCGCTTTTGATCTCTATCTTATCCTCTCCCTTTAGGGTGAAGGTGAGCTCATTCTCCACTAGAAGGTCTATGGTCTTCATGAGCAGAGTTGCCGGAAGACAAAAGGAAATGTCCTCGGAACTTTTAACCTTGCAGAACATCTTTATCTGACATTGAGCGTCACCACCCACCATCTCCATCTCCTCTCCCTTTACTGTGAACTTTATGTTCTCTTGGGCGGGGATCACCGTGTTTGATGGGATGAACTTATACACCTTCTTTATCTTGTCGAGCAGGTATTCCCTGTCAAATTTTAGTTTTTTCATGTTTTACCAGTTGGTCTTTAATTTTGAAGTACAGTTGCTTTTTCCTTATCAGAAGGGATATCAGGGAGTCGTAACTCTCCCTGTAGTTGTTGAAGTCCTCATCTTCATTGATAAAAATGTCGTGATCCTTCAGGTGAGGATGATTGAACACTTTGATACGTCCTCTTTCTAGGCGCGGACGGATGACGAAATAACCCAAGTACTCCACGAGGGACCCGTTGATCGATATTGCGTACAATATACGTCCCATAACGACGACATTCTTTCTGTTTGCGGGAGTTACTAACGTATAATCTTTCAACTCCTGGGGTTTGATCTTCCATCCCGGCGTATTGTAATTGCTCATGCTTCATTGAGATCTTTCTTTAGTAGTTTGGACATTAACATTTCAACAAAGTCATCCTTTGTCATTACCTCTTTGCCTTTATCTATTAGGGCATTGATATCCTTTTCCTTGTCTATGATGATATCATAGATGTAGTCATCGATGCTATCCTCGCAGAAGGTATAGTGAACATTCACTGATGACTTCTGGCCAATCCTATGCAACCTGTCTATAGCCTGATATAAGTCAGCTGGAGCGAATGGAAAGTCGGCGAATATCACGTCCTGTGCATTTGTGAGGTTTAACCCCACCCCGGCGGCGATCATGTTACCAACAAAAACATGACATCCCTCATCATTGTGGAACCGCTGAACGTTGAGGTCGCGCGTGTAAGAGTCCACCGACCCGGTGATCTTAACGCATCGATCCCCAAAGTGACCACATATACGATCGATGGGTTCATTGTATCCAGAAAAGATAACCACCTTCTTTCCCTGCTCAATGATGTTTTCAGCAAGCTCAATGATGCCCGGCACCTTGGCGGCGCTCGTTATCTTATTGAGAGTGTGTAGGTTTCCGTTTAAGTTGGTGAGGTCCTTGCGTTCCTTGAGCTCCTTGATCACCGCATCGTATTGGTCCCTGTAATCATCGAGGCTGTACTTGTAGTTGAAGAATATCTTCTCCGGTAAGTCAAGGCAGTTTTCCTTGAGCTTGCGGATCATGAAGTTCGACATCTTTACGAATAGCTCTTGCAGGTTTTTGCCACCCGTCACGCGGGTTTTATTGCGCATGATCGTCTTCACCGTATACTCCTCGAGGAACTTCTTATAGTTGTCACCAAGGGGGTGCCTTATAAGCTTCATGTACGCAAATATGTCGTCAACCCTATTCTTGACCGGTGTTCCGGAAAGGAACGTAATGCGAGCATTGGGGTACATGTCCATGAGCTTCTTAACCTCTTTGTATCTTTTTGAGGTGTGGTTTTTGAGCATGTGGCTCTCGTCAAGGATAAAGTGATCCACCTCGCCTGTAGATATCTCCCTGGCATAGTTACCAACTATATCGTAGTTGATGATAACGAAGCGCTCAAGGAATGCCTTTACGGTTCTTGACTTCCGTGAGTCTAGGATGGTGAAGTATAGTTCATTGAATCCGAACTTCACAAGGTCACGCATCCAGTTCCACTTGACTGCAGCCGGGCATATTATCACCGTCCTTTTGCACTTGTGTAGTCGTGAAAGAGAAGCGGAAATAAGGGTCTTCCCAAGTCCCATGTCAAGGGCCAGAAAGTTGTACTTTTTGTAATAGCTCTCGCGGAAAGTTTCCCACTGGTGGTTGTACAGCTTGTCGTGGTACGGCAGGGTCTTAGCTACCTCATTGTCAACAAATGAAAATAGCTTTGCGTAGATTTCATTTAGCCTACCAAAGAATGCGTTCCTTTTATCCTCCTCAAGGGGGCTCTCATTGAACGTGCGGAAGGCCAGGCGTATAAACTCATACAGCGATCGCTTTGATGTCAGGCTTATGTCCGCTTCTATTTCCATTGTGTCGGAGTACACCGTAAACCCAAAGCACTTGGCAAGGAGTATCTCCCCCTCATGGAATAGAAGTTTTTTGAAGCGTACCTTCTCGTCTCTTATGATCTCAATGTTCATGGAACTTTATTTCTAGGTCGTTGTTGTCGCTTACCTTCTCCGCAATCACCTGATAGCCCTTTTTCTCAGCCTTGGAGAGAACCATCTCTAGGTTCTTTGTATCGAATAGGGAGGCGTCGTGAAGGAGTATCACCTTTAGGTTTGGATTTAAGGCCATGGACACGTCAACGCCAATGTCAAAAAGGGCGGCTGTATTCTGCTGGCCCTCCTCTAGCGGAAGTCCATTGATGAATATCTCGTCTTCCGTAAATTCAAGACCCTCGATGGGCAGCTGTGAGCTCTTGATAATGTCCGCTCTCTTACGTTGCAGCTTCTCGATGTTGGCATCGCAGGCATTTATGGACTCCTTGCACTTGAGCATTTCCTTCTGCTGCCCGGCGAGCTTCATGACGGAGTTGTGCTTCTCGTTGTGTTTTACGGCACTCGTCATGCGGGCATTTATCTCCTCAACGTCGGGTCGCTTAGTCTTTGCCAGCCATGAGTTGCCCTTTTCGTGAGCGAAGTACTGATCCTCTGCTTTCTTTCTGAGGTCATCGATTTCCTTTTGAAGCTCTTCGATCCTCTTCATGTGGCTGTCGGCAGCTTCCTTAGCTTCTCTGGTGCCCTTCACGATGCGATCGTAGGTCATGCTCTTTTCAGAAGCCTGCATCAACTCCGTTTGTATGGCATCTACATCAACGGGGGAAGAGTATTTCTCGATCTCATCAGGCGTTAGGCCATGGTTCTTGAGTATAGCTTCCATTTCCTCCGCTTTCTCCTTGTTTACCTTGCGGCGCACCATCTCCTCCTTTATCTCCGTCGAGCACCTGTCAATGTCAGCCTCACAACCGGTGAGCTTCTTGAGCATCTTTAGCTTGTTGTCCTTGGTGTCGTTCATCCATGAGGTAATGTCAAAGGAGAATGATCCAAGCAATGACTTCAGGAATGTGGCGGGGGCGGGGATAACACTTCCATCCTCATTGTAGAGGACGAGCCTTCCCTTTTGATTGCCCTTGGTGAAGTGTAGGTCCATGATGTACTTCACTTGCTTGCCGGCGACAATGCCGCCGAGGACCACCTCTACCTTTGCGCGCTCCTCGCCCTTCTTTATGACTTGGGAGGGTAGTATCTTTGAGTTGAGTGGCGATACGATGGCCTGTATCAGCGATGACTTGCCGGATCCGTTGGGGCCCACGATCTCAAATGAGCGACCCAGTATTTCCACTTCTTTCTTTGTGAAGTTCTTGAAGTTTTCAAGCTTCACGCTAAGGAACTTCAGTCCCTCCTGATTGTCATTTTCCATGTTTCGTTTTTAGTTAGTTGTCGTCAGAATTTCGCCTTCTCTCTTCTCTCTCTGATTTGTATTGATCACAGAAGTCCTTTACCGGACAGAAGCGCTCACATCGCGTGGACTCCCCCGCTCTGAACTCAAGGAACATGCCACTGTACATTGGGGCATTCTGCAGCATGAACATCTCGGCTTCCTCCTTTGAGGCAAATACACGAAGGGCCCTCTTTGTGCCTTTTGTTTTTACGGCCCATTGATCAGCCTTTGCCCATCGTTCCTTGCCGGTGCAGAATGGAAGCTCTCCGGTATCCTCTGCCTTTTTATGTAGCTCCACCCTTCTACCTATGTAATTGGCCATCTCCGTTGTTGGAACCTTCTTTACATCTATCTCCATTATCTGAGAGGGTGGGTAATCCACGCTCCTGCGCATGGCTGTACCGCTCCAGTCCCTAAAAAAGGCAACCACCACGATTCTCTTTACCGGAAATCCAAGGGCTTCAAGCATGTATGCGTATACGTTGGTTTGAGCTTCCCACTTCTGTCTCGCTTCCCTGAATGTATACATGTACGTTGAGCAGAACTTATAGTCGTAGAGGGTCTCTTCCTTCTTGTCGTACATGTCAAACGTTCCGTACAGAACGGTATCCCCGATATCCACGCGCATGGTGTGCTCCACCAGGTACCTGTCGTTGTCGGTGGGGAAGAAGAACTTAGTGGCCTTTTTTATGTATGAGGATACGCGATCCATTGCCGAGCGCTTCTCTTCGTCCTTAACCTCGGGGATCGTGCGATCCAGCTTATCAGATACAAGCTCAAATGCCCTGCGGTACACGCCGTCCATGTTACCCCTCTCGATGACGTGGTGCAGGGCGGTACCCATTAGCATGTAAAGCCTCTCGGAAACGTCCTCCTCGTAGTGGTTTGTGCGCTTTAGCCTTATTACCCTTGGGCTTTCAATGATCTGGCTTACGCTGATATCCCCGGCAACGCGGTGGGTATCGTATTTAACGGCCTTGACGATCGTCTCAGGCAGGTTTAGTCTATTTGTTAGTACTGATGGCATGGTCTTCTTTTCATTAAAACCCCGTTAAAGTAGGGGCGCCTGCATTGCAGGAAGAACTTCCGAAGAAGGACAACTCCCATTTCTGGGGCGGAGTTACCGATATCCGCTACCCTCACAACGGTATGATTGGTTTACCAGACAAGGCATTTTCCAACCACTGAGGTATTTTATGCGGCCACACACGTTCACAATCCCCCACACACATTTAAAGAGATTGCGCTTTCAAGTGACTGCATAGTTGCCACAAATGTACGATTGTTTTCTTGCAAAAAGCAATAGTTTTACGTAAAAAAAACGATATTTAGAATCTTTCTAAATAGTATCGTCGCACCATATCGGCGTTAGCTCACCGACGTATGATCCGGATACGTTGAAGTCGAAGTGCTCCAGTGCCTCCTCCTCGCCTTCAAAGTTACTAACTATGCGGTCAAGGCGCGTCGGCACCCGGCGGATCAGAATCACCATTTTGCTTTTTTTCTTCTTCTTACTCATTTTTTACTGTTTTAAAGTTTCTTCCTGATATTAGTTTGGCTTTCCATTCCTGCGCGTCTGGCACCTCTTCTCCGAGCTCCAGCTCCAGGAATAGGAGGACGTCGTTTATGAACTTGAGGAGTCTCTTTTTGTTCATCCCGGATATGGACTCTGTGTACTGGGTGATCTTTCCACTCTTTGAGTTCATGACCTCGGCTTTACAGAACATGGCTTCCAATATGTACCTTGCCTTTACCTTATCCACTCCATCGTACCCTGCCTTTGTAAGGCCCTTTACCGCGCAGAACATCACCGGCCCAAAGAGGTACGCATACATGCGCATCTTCTCACTTGTCTTGGCAGTGTCTCTCAGGGATATCGTTTGGCACACTCCGTCCTTTTCCATGAGGTACCTGTACAGGTCCTCATAGTAGGGTAGCTTACCCTTTACCGGTGTTATATTGAATATAGCTTCCATTACATCCAGAAAAAGCGATCAAAGGATAGGATCATGGCTAGCGCATTTACTGTACACTCCACGATCGATATGGCGAGGAACACGTCTGGCCGGTGCCGGTGGTAGTACATATCCGCAAAGCGACCCATAGGCCACTCTACGGCAAAGTGAATGACTGCCACCGTTAATGGCCACGCCCACGCCAGCTGATTTATGCCCGTTATCCGCCACGATACCATGCCCATGATGAATATCATGGCCGTGTATGATAGCACGTGAACGAGCATCATTCCCGTTGATTCATTTTTTGATCGCTGAACGGACCTTAACTGTAAAACTTGGTCGGCAATAACGTGTATCACCAGTAGGTAGATTGCTGTTTTCATGTAATTTAGATATATGTTTTTTTGCTTTTTGGTCCAGCTGATCGTTGACGTAGTTCCTTGGCGTATCGGTATGCTGGTGTGCCTTTACGTGGTAAAAATTAATCTTTATTCCCTTGGCGTGGTCGCGCATCATGTTACTGAACAGGTTGCAGATACGCATTTGTTCTTTATGATGCTTGAGGTTGTACTTCTCTATGTTCTTCTTATCCTTTGTGAGTAGGTGTATGGCGTTCATGCAGTCGGTGTTCACGTATATGACGCTCACCTCCTCCATCCATCCGCTCTTGAATATAAGGTGGTATACGGCATTGTAGATGGCCTTGATCTCCGCCACCAGGGCATGCTTGGTATCCCCCCTCAACATGCCGTCCCTACTGATCGTGCCCTTATCGCTCTTTATGTAAAAGGCATACGATCCCTTGCGGTGCACCCGAGAGAAGGATGCGTCAGTCATTATTGTTACGTTCATGGTTGTTTTTTTTCTCAGAAATAGGATAAAGACCCTGAAATGTTCTGCCCTTGCTTGGTATACTTTTAGAGAAATCAAACATGTCAGACTCCATCTTTTTAAGAAGAGCTATATGTTTTCTTTGGACGTAATCAACCATCGCATCTTCCATGGAAAAATCACTGTAATCAAATCGATACCAAAACAAGATCTCACCGGATAGCCTTTCAAGCAATCGAATGTCTTTTATTTCCTGCTCGGTTAGTCTTATGAGCTTTGGCGATATTTCTTCTATTATTATAAACAAGAAACCTGATTTCATTTAGTTTTTATTATTTCGTTGTAATTGAACTTGTTTTTTAGCGCCACGAATATATCCACCTCGGGACCGGCGAAGCCATAGAACTTATTGTTGTAGAGCTTTACCTTGTTCTGCAATAGAACCTTCCCTTCCACGAATTTACGACCAAGGTCCGTGATCCTGTACATGCCGTTGTTGGGGTTGCCGTCATCTAGCCCGCAGCTGAATGGCTCTATAAGCCCCCAGAAGCGTAGCTTGGGGATGTCTCCCCTTACTGATGATGGTAATCCCTTAATGTCCTTGAAGAAATTCTCCACGTGCAACCATTCCACTGGTGGACCGAATGTCCGATTGAACTCCCGATATATTAGCATTAGCCCATACACCATGCTCGAGGATAGGGGCCTGTAATACATCTTTACGTTCTGATAGCAGCATGGGCACTGAACCCCTTCTTTTATGCGTTCACGCATATATCGCTGCGCTTCATTTATTGTTTCTGTTCCTTTAAATTTTATCATGCTCTTCTACTTTTTGGATTGATACTACCATTCTTATAGGCACTTCCATAATGAGCTGCCACTCGGTTTCCGTAAACGTCATCCACAAAAACCTTCTCTTAACTTTTTTTTGTTTTAGGAACCTGTACGTTTTCAGTGACCTTTCGACTATGTAAGTGTCTGCCAAAACAGTGTGCGTATTGATTTTCCCGAACGACTGTGTTAATACTATGTATTTTTCCATGTTAACTGTTTTCTATTTCAAAGTTCCTCATTTCCTGCTTCTGTTCTTCTTCCGGAAGATCCTTTATCTCGTAGTATAGCTCCTTTAGCTTTTGGGCGAAGGCGCGCTTGGCAGTGAACTTCACTTGACTTCTATCGCCTTGGTCCCATTCTCGGTGGCATTGAAAACAGCAGAGCCAAATGTTAAGAACCCATAATCGGAAGAAAGGGTATGTCGATTTCGCAAGAATATGCGAAAAGAATTGGGATCTAGCTTCAGTCCCAAGCTGACGTGAACAGCAAGAGCATCTCGGACCGCTTTCTCCTGCCATTTCAATGGCTTTTTCCCAAATAACTCGAAACAAATCACCTTCGCCAGTTGCTTTTTTAGCTTTCTTGGTAGGCGATACCCTTTTCTTTTTAAAGATTGATCCAAATTCCTGATTAACTGATTTTCCTTTTCTTTCATCGTTTCCTTGCTTGCATAGGCCTGCCTTTACCACGATCAGTCTCTTCTGACCGTGGCAAGAACATATACCTATGTGTGGCTTAAACACCTTCCTATTCTTTTGTTTCCGGATTGCTTTCTGGAGTCTTCATTGCGGCGATCACATCGTCGAGGAGCCCTTTGTTGTACGCGTTACACAGGGCGAGCAGGTCCCCTCCATTCTTGGCGTTGAGGTAGTGCTCGATCATGAGCCCAAAGCCGGTTGCGTAGCGATCGAAGATGTCGTCGATGTTGTTGTTGAATGTTTTCCTTACCACTCCGATTTCTTTGTGTGCCATTGAGGAGAACTTCTCGAGCTCGAGCTTTTTGTTCAGCACGGCGCCCCTTACCTTCTCGGAGATCTTGCGCTCACGTGTGCCGTTGAGCTTCTTCTCGGAGATGTGCTTGTCTACATCGTTGATAAGCTGGCTGCTGTAGATTTCCAGTTCTTCCTGTTCATAGGCATCGCGATACCTCATGGCGGACTCTAGTAGCGCCAAGAATATCATTTTGTACCTTGCGGTGGTGTCCTCTTTACTCATCGATAAATGATTTTTTTTCTTTTTTGGTTTTAAACTTTATTTTATTGTACGGCTTTTCGTCTCTGGCCATCTTTACCTGCTTGAGTATGGCGGCCACTTTCTTTTGCATTGATACTTTCTCCACCATCTCCTTGTCCTTGGGGTTGGGCTCCATGTAGATGACGTACCCCAGCTCATGCACCATGCGTATGAACGTGGTCATGGTTATAGCGTTGGGGGACTTTAGGAAGGCTTTATATTCACCCTCCGTTATTCCGGCCATGAAGGCCAGCTCTTCCTTGGATATGCCCTCCATTGTTCTGGCGTCCTCTATCATCTTTGACAGGGGGTGATTGGACCTCATAGCACCTCCTTGTAGATGATCCCTGGCTTCTTGAACTGTTCCTTTGCGAAGCGCTCCAGCTTGGTGAGCTCCTCTTCGGTGAGGTTGTGGTATAGGTTACGGACGATCTTCGCTTTCATCTCATCGAGGAGAGTTTCGGGGCGGATGACGGAGCTTTGTATCTCCTTCTGAAGGTCTTCCTGCGCTTCGTCTCTTTCGGCGGCCACCTCATCGGTATCGACCTGCGAGGGGCGAAGGTCGTCTTCTAGTGATTCGATTTCAGCTTTCTGTTCCTTGATATCGCTTTCAAGATCTTCGATCTTCTCATCGATGTCATCGAGCTTTTCGGTTACTTGCTTTCTTTCTTCCTCGGTGAGCATACCTCCCGTAAGCTCCGAGTTTTTTAGGATTTCTCTGATTTCTGTTGTCATGTTTCGTATTGTAAAGTTAATGAATTTATTTAAAAAAATGGAGGGGTAACGCCATGATGTCACCACCTCCCTGTTCACGTAGTAAACACCACTAAACTACGTGTATTTGTTGAGCCTTTGTTCGGATAGGATGTTCCTCATCCGTATCATTAGCAGCTCTTTAAGTTCTTTAGGATCGCCCCCTGCCTTTACCCTTTCGAGTAGGTTTGAGCAGGCTATAATGTCGTGATCGGTGAGTGCGGCGCTATTCATTATGTCCTTCATGCACCGCGTCAACGTTGCCACTTCCTCGTCTGTCCCCGCGCTGGGGAAGGGGATTGGTTTATTCTGTATTGATCGCCTGAGTACTTCCAAGTGAGGAAAGAGAAGGCCCTCGGGTCTGTGGTTGGGCCGGAAGGACTGGTACGTTTCCTTCTCTTTCCTGTAGATGTCATCGAGCACCGCTCGTATTGCTATTCTGTCCGCTGTTGTCATGCTGTTCGTTTTTAGTCCCACCACATAACGAAGGTGAAGTCGTGGCCAGTGATGGGTCCGTTTTCATCCACTCTGTAGTCGTTCTGTTCGTATCGCACGCTGTCGGCCTTGGATTCTGACTGGATGGTGTGCTTTTTCTTTTCGAACCACTCCTTGAGGCGCTCGAGGTGTTCAGGGGTGCAGTAGCCCACCTTTACGAAGATGTAGTCGCTCTGTATGCTGAAGGTGTGACACTTATTTCCCGTATTCGGGTTGTTCAGCCCGTAGTTAACCTGTGGGATGGACTGATCGATGATGTGGAGGGCATAGCTTACTTTAACGGGATCGAAGTCATTCCACTTTCCCGTTGCGCTGAGGTATCCTTCCAGCTGGGCGAGGGGCATTTCCAGCTCCCCTTTGATGCCGTACTTTTTGAGTACCTCGGGCATCTCCTTGCCCAAGGCATACAGCCTGTTATTGGTGGCTGTCACCATCCTTGCATGGTGGTCGTTCCGTGCCTTCATTATGTCCGTTAATACGGCGTTGATGTGGTCGGTATCCTCTACCCTGTTCAATAGGTTGCGGATATGTTCGTATTGGTACCTTGGCATGGGCTTTTCGAATACGATGGGATCAACGTCCCTGTAATTGTGTGCATATTCCATGTCCACGGATATGTTCCACGTGGCTCTTATCTTTTGTCCGTTATTGAATTGGATCATCTCATCGATCGTTAGTAGCTTGTTCACGGATCCATTTACGATGATGCGCTTACCGTTCACCTCTTCGATGTGGGTGCGCTTCTGCCACTCGTTGAAGGCCTTCATTCGGAGATCAAAATACTCCTGCTCGCTCATGTCTCCGTGCTTCATCTTTGCCTCGTTCCTGAACGTTTCGGCGGCTGACTTGTTTGAGAAGTACATAAGTTCATTGAACTTATACTCGTCGTCTGTTCTTACTTTTGCGGTGTTACTCATGGCTAAAATTTTTAAAGGATTAGTATTTGATTGGATTGATACGGTCTGTACAGTCTTTTCTTGCCGTTGAAGGTGATGTGGGCGCCGTGCTCCGAGGAGTCATTGACCTTGCCCACCATGATTATGGGCTTCCCCGTTTTCATGGTGGCGATGGCTACCGTGTGGCCCTCGCGGAGGGTGGTTCCATTGATGTCTTTCATGGCTTCAGTGACTTTAAATGCATGTTCCAGTAGGAAAAAAACTTGCTTATACTTTCCATATCTTGACGCTCGATCGCCCGTTCAAGTTTACCGAAGTCCTCTTCTAGGAAATTGTACATTACCTTTTTTCGATCCAATTCTTCGGTAACTTCCTGTTCACTTTCCTCATTGAGGTATGCGTTGATGAAATCGTGAAGCTCTTCGAAGTACTCGCCGACCAAATCCCTGCCCCTGTTCTTTCGCTCGAAGGCATGAGTTATTTGTTCGCACAGCTCCCATACTCCACCCTGCCCGCCGTTGGCCTGTACGTCTGCCAGTTTCTTTGGCCACAGTGTGTCGTTTCCGGTGTCTATCATTCTCTCTATTTCCACAACTACGTTGTGATGCGTTTCTACCCAGTTGGTAAAGCCGTTGGGGAATACGGGCGCTTCACTGTTCTTGAGGTCGTCGATGATTTCAGCGATTACCTCGTGATCTGTAGCGTCGAGGGTACCATATTTGTTGATGTTCTCGAGCAGTTTGATTATTTCTTCCATGGTGTTTGTTTATTAGTTTATTTACTCCTCTGTTTCTTGGTTTCTTCGCCACTCTTCAATTAATCCCGTATTGCACCATAATACTTCTGTAGGTGCCCCCCACTGCTCCCATGATTCGTGACATTTAGCGCCAAAGACGCGCGTCTTTTTATTCATGTACATGTAGATGAATACTACCTCCGCCCCGTTTTTTTTCTCTTCAGTGGTGGGCTTCACTGTTCTAATGTATTTAGGTTTTGATTCCATAGTCTTATAGGTCTTTTGTTAGTTCGTACATGTGAGCAAAGTATATCCTCACCCTGCTAGCTATCTCCTTTTCCGAGTAAAACACTGAGGGATCGATACAATTCGATTCCTTCACGACTTCTGAAAAGTCATGCTTTACCGTAATGGTATACCTTTTGAAAATTTCGGATATTGGTTCGTATGTTATTGTAACATCGAACCCGTTTTTTAGGGAGAACGAAAATTTATCCATGGCTTTTTATTTTACGGCGTACAATAGCCTTGTGTTATCTTTCACTCGTTCATAATACTCTGCAAAGATTTTTCTTGCATCCTCGATTCTGTGTACGGGTGCCAGTAGGTACACGTGTACACAAAAGACGTTGGACGTTTCGCACACTTGCTCCTGCGTCTTTATCCCCCTGCTCTCTAGGTAGGCCTTGGCTTCATTCAATTCCTTCTCCCGCACGTTTGAGGGGCATGGGCTATCTTCGAACATGCCCGTATCGTTCGCCCCGCACACGGCGTATTTAGGCTCTGAGTATCCGCGCCACCCGTCCGTTTTTACGTATCGCGTCTCTGTACTGAATACGTTGTATTTCTTGGTGTTCGTATCGGGATCTATTGCGGGGGCTTTAGCGCCCTTCACCCGTACCCATTCACCGCCCCACTCTTTACCGTTCAGGAACCATTTGCACTTGGCCTGATTGATTGATACGGAAGGTAGGCCGTTCAGGTATTTTTTTGTGGTCATTGACCCTGCAATTTCTGTTCCGTTGTATTTTGAGTAGGTCACATATCCACCGTTGGATATGTACAGCCCCCCGTTCTTCCATTCAGCAATTAGATTGCCATGGTAAAACAGTTGCTTGCCTGTACTGATGACGGCGCCGTTCTTTTTTGCTTTGCCCTCAGCGAAGGCCTCCACTGCTGAATTTTGGTTTCTTGAATACATGGTGTTTATTTTTTACTGTTAATAGCTTAGTGCTGTTCTTCTGTTCAATGGCACCCTGTTAAGTATCCATTTTTTGAGTTTTTGGAAGTGCAAGTGAATGCAGTGGCTTTGTGCATTCTTTAGCATCCTTTGCCCCTCCTCCTGTGCGTATTCTTCGCCGTATATGCCACTCAGTGAGTCCACGGCGTCCCCTTGCTCGTCTTCAATGGTGCATGTCCACACGTCACCGCTGAGGTATTGATTCCATTCATTAACGATGCTTTGGCCTACCTTTTCCGCCTGTTTAGTGGTCCACTGTCCCGCTGTTCTTTTCACCAGTACAAAGCCAGTGGATGATACGTCCCAGCGGTCATTAAATGGATATCCTGAGCGGGACATGCTCAGGGATACACCGGAATGTATGTATGCATAGAGGGGGAAGGCATAATATCCCTTGTATACCCTTTTTCCGGCCTGTAGGTGTTCGAAGATGTCGCGGGGGCTGAATCCCTTTCTGTCCACTGTGAATTGACGGTGGTCATATACTATGAATACGTCATCATTGCCCCAAAAGTCTGGGGACTCGGGGTATTCGTCCCTCTCTATTTTTAGCGTGTATTTTTTCATGGCTTTATGCTTTAATGGTTAACAGGTCATTATTGACCCAGAATTGATAGTATTTAATGCCGTTTACATGGAATATGTTAATAGGCTTCAGTGGTTCAGTTGGTTTGTTCATGGTTTGTAAAATTTTAGGTATTTGAACTCTCTTTTAAACTCTGATAACTCGCATGAGCTAACAAACCCTTGCATGTACAGTTCGCCCCTTCCGTTAAAGGGAATATAAAAGACATGGGTTACTGTCCTTTTTTTTATCGAGCTGTAGTAAGGGATTACATTAGTGACTCGGGCAAAGGTAAAGACCTCTTTAAAGCCGTCGGGCCATTTTTGATAATTGAAGGACTCGGGGCGCTTGGCCCTAAATATGGCGCCACTCTGAATGTCGGATTTTTTGATAGTGTTCATGGCTTACTGTTGTTAAAGTAAAACGTATGTAGGTCATTTACTAGGCCTACAGGATCAGGGGCGTTATTTAGCGTATCAATGAGCGTGGCCCGTAGGCGCTCAATGCTCTTTTCCTTGCTTATCAGTTCTATTACAAGGTCAAATTTTTGGACGTCTTCATTCATGGCGGGGGAATTGTCAAAGGTTAGGCACTAGATTGAATTTGTACAGTATGGCCACGGTCACGGCCAAGGCAAGGCCAAGGGCTGCCAAGTACAGGTAACCACGTTCAATGGCTTTGGTCTCTACTTTTGCGGGTTCAATGTTCGCTAGTTCTCTGAGAACGGCGGAGCTGTTTAATGTTGTTTTCATGGTGTTTAGGTTTTATTTGTTAAAATTAGCCCCGCTGTCCAATCGAATGGCACGGCTGAAACCGAGCGGGTCACACTCTATTATCCCTTAGTGCTCAGGAGTGTATCTACTCATCTAAGGGTGCATTCTATTTAATCCCTAGTGCTCAGTGAATGCCTAACTACTCATCTAGGGTCATGGTATCGAAACGGGGGGAAACCTTAATGTAAGGCACCCCCTATAGATATAGTCTTTAATCTTTCTCATAATTGAGAACCCACCCTAAACCGCTTAGCCATGGGATACGCTTTTTCGTGCATTTAAAACGACTCAGCCAAACTATAAAGGCTTTAATGAGTCATTGGGTCTATTAATCCCCCACTCGGTTATTCAGCATGTCAATGAACCTAGATACTACCTACCTGTAGACTGGATGCTTTAGTACGTGCCTCAATACCCTTCAGTCTCTTTCATACACTCAGCATCACCCGCCTATCATCTCATTCACTTAGTATCTCAAAGAACCTCTTTTCTATCTACCCTTCGAATCTTTCAACACTGTAAAGATACAACATTTTTGAAGTAAATACAAGATTTTTGAAGTCTAAAACGTTTGTTAAAATGTAATGAGCTGAGAACCAATCATATTATTTTTAAAAAGGTTCAAATTTTTGTATATTTTATATCGTACTTGTGTTAAAAGAGCTAAATTATTTAGTGTAAATGAATAGGACAAATACATTGATAACCAATAATGTAGAACGCTATTTAGAATGAGTGTAAATAGTAAATGTTCGTGGAACACAGAAAAAACTATTTTGGTTCCACGTGGAACATCTCCGTGGAACATTTCCCCCGCCAATAGCATCACGATAATTAACATTATGTTAAATACAATTACAACTATCTGATAATCACATTATTATAGGCGCTTACAAACGTTTGTACACGCATGCGGCACTGGTCACCCTTTCAAATTTAACATATAAGACCCTATTTTAACACTTTGACTTCCGAAACGGGGGAGGGGGGAGGGGGTTGATGGTACCTATACTCCCCCACGCACACCAATATAAAAAGCTGTGGTCATTGAATTGATCCGGTTATGCGATTATGTGGTGAGGTGATTTGGGAATGGCAGTGGGGGGAGGGGTATTTAGGGTACCTGTACTATTTTGGGGCGTAAAAGGGAGGCTTTACGCTGCCTTGGGGCATCTGAATTGTTAAAAAAATACACTTTTTTTGTATTTTTAGGCCCTTTGTCTCGAAAATCCCCGGGGTGAGACAAAATTTATTTGGTTTTTATACAAAAATGTTGTATCTTTGTTGTCAGGATATGGAATTTAACAGAATAATAGTGAAAGTGGTTGAGGATCGGCGTCGTGCTCTTGGTATTACGGGGGCGGAGATGGCGTTGATGCTTGGGGTAAAGCCTTCGCAGTACAGTAACATAGTTGTTGGGCGCAGTAACCTGTCTTTGGATCAGATGGAGCGTGCTTTTAGGGGCTTGGGCCTGGAGATGATGGTTACCAGGAGGGATAGCACGGTGGATGTGAAGGATGGGCTGGTGGTGGTGCGCGGTGAGGGCTTTCCGGTTAACGTAAGTAGGGAATGGCAGGGGGCATAGGTGATATTTTTAGGGAGCGCCGGGAGCTGATGGGCTTGACGGTGGAGCACGTGTGCCTGGCCACAGGTATCTCCCCGCTGAAGATGCGTAGCATAGAGAATGGGCGTGACCGCAAGGTGGGGACGGGCGCCCTGCAGGTGCTGATGGACCTATACGGGCTCAAGCTATCGGTGGCCGACGAGGTGGAGCGCCCCCGGGTGCTGGCGGCGGAGTTCTACCGGCACTGCCGGGAGTGTGGCCGCATGCGCATGATCGGCACCATGTGCAAGAATCCACGCACCGGTGAATGTGATAATAACCCAGACTTCTTTTTATAATGGAAACGCCAATGGATCTATTCGAATACCTCAATGAGCATAGAGTGTGGACCGTGATAAGCATGGTCTTTATCTTCCTCTGCTCTTCTGTTAGATTAAACTTTAATGTTAACAAACATGACTGACGGTAAAGCGGTGTTAGCGGCTGGCTGGATTCCCGTAGCCGAAAAATTGCCCCCTGAACACGAAAAGGTACTGGTTCAATTTGGCGACCAAAACATTCTTATTGGCATAATGGATTCTAATGACCAATGGGCAATTTTTTGGAGTGATGGACTAAACGCTGATGACCCTGACCGTCCGATTGATTATTGGATGCCGTTGCCA